ATATATATAAAATTATAGCAGGATTTTTTTAAATGTCAACCCATTCCTTGATCTGATGCTCAAGATTAATTCCTGGAAGCATTTCTGAGTCGCAAGATAGACATTTAAAAACAGGACTATCTGTATTTGACACCGACCAAGGCATTGTGGTAGAATTGCACACTAGACAGAGGATCTGAGGGGCAATGCCCTTCTTAACTAGGTTTATGTATGAGTGTACTTCTTGAAAGGTTAACACGCAAATATTGTAGCACAGAACGAAACCTAACCACTTTAAAAACTGGTTAGGATATACTATTACAACACACCCTAAAAGGGTGAATTTTTTTTCTAAGGGGATTATTACAAATGTCTATTTCATTACCAACAGCCTACCAACAGGTTATTCACAAAACACGCTATGCACGATGGGTGGAGGATGAAAACAGACGTGAAGACTGGAACGAAACAGTTGATCGATACATCGATTATGTTTCATCATCAGTTAAAGAACACAACAAGTTTGAATTACCAGAACTTGACAAAGAAAGAATTCGCAAGGCTATTCTTGATACAAAGGTGATGCCTTCTATGAGAGGTCTTATGACAGCAGGATCTGCTCTAGAAAGAGACAATACATGCATTTACAACTGTGCTTACTTGACTGTTGACTCCCTAAGATCATTTGATGAAGCAATGTACATTTTGATGTGCGGTACAGGTGTTGGATACTCTGTTGAATCAGAATATGTTAATTCTCTACCAGTTGTTGCAGAACACTTTGAGCAAAGCAATACAAGAATTGTTGTTGAAGATTCAAAGGCAGGTTGGGCAAGAGCATTTAAAGAATTAATTGCTTTGGTATGGCAGGGACAAGTTCCAACTTGGGACATGTCACTTGTTCGTCCAGCAGGTGCAAGATTAAAAACTTTTGGTGGACGTGCATCTGGACCAGATCCATTAGATCGTCTTTTTAAATTCACAGTTGAAACAGTTATGAATGCAAAGGGAAGAAAACTAACACCACTAGAGGCACACGATATTATGTGCAAGATTGCAGAGGTAGTTGTTGTTGGTGGAGTTCGTCGCTCTGCTATGATTTCTCTTTCTGATCTTAACGATAGAAATATGGCAGCAGCAAAGGCTGGATCATGGTGGGAGTACAATGCTCAACGTGCACTAGCAAACAATTCAGCAGTCTATGATTCAAAACCAACTATGGAAATTTTTATGCAAGAGTGGAAGTCATTATATGATTCAAAGTCTGGAGAGCGTGGAATTTTTTCTCGTGATGCAGCAAAGAAGATTTCAGCAAAGAACGGACGAAGAGATGCAAATCATGACTTTGGCACAAACCCATGTTCAGAAATCATTCTACGACCATATCAGTTCTGCAACCTTACTGAGGTTGTAGTTAAAGAAGACGACACTTTAGAGGTATTAAAAGAAAAGGTTTATCTTGCTACAGTTTTAGGAACCCTTCAGTCAACCTTTACAAGATTTAAGTATCTTCGCACTGTATGGAAGAAAAATAGCGAAGAGGAAAGACTTCTAGGAGTTTCTCTTACTGGTCAGATGAGCCACCCTGTTCTTAATGGAACCAAGGGTATCGAAGAACTAGAAAGATGGCTAACGGAGTTAAGAGAGCAGGCAGTATCAACAAACAAGGATTGGGCAAACAAGATTGGAATTAATCAATCTGCAGCCATTACTTGCGTAAAGCCTTCTGGAACAGTTTCTCAGTTGGTTAACTCTGCTTCTGGAATGCACCCATGGCATAGCAAGTTCTATGCTCGTACAATTCGTGGTGACATTAAAGATCCTATTACAACAATGTTAAAAGAGATGGGTGTAAAGTGTGAGCCAGATGTTATGAAGCCAAATGACACAATGGTATTTACATTCCCTATTAAGGCACCAGAAGGTGCATTAACAAGATCAGATTTAACAGCAATCAAGCACTTAGAACTTTGGCTAACTTATCAAAGATATTGGGCAGAACACAAACCGTCAATCACAGTCTCTGTAAAAGAAGATGAGTGGATGGCAGTAGGTGCTTGGGTATATGATCACATTGACGAAATGTCAGGTGTCTCATTCCTACCCTATTCTGACCATACATACCAGCAGGCACCGTATCAAGAGATTTCAGAAGAAGCGTACAACTTGCTAAAATCTGAAACTCCTGCTACACTAGACTGGTCTTTGCTTTCGTATTACGAAACAACAGACGGCACTACTGGCAGTCAAGAACTCGCATGCGTATCAGGCGCATGTGATATCTCAACTGTATCATAAATTATCTAGATAGACATTTTATGATACACTAATATAACCTCTCTCTTGCGGGGTAAGGAGGATAGCGTGAGCAAAACTCATCTAACTCGCAGAGACAAGGCAGTGATGTGGGTCGCTACCATGTCTCTTGCGTCACTTCTTTTTCCAGCACCAGCATTTGCTAGTGAAAACGGAAAAAGATTTGAAACAAGTAGCAACACTATGGTTGTTATGATAGATGAACTAGGACCATTATCTAAAGCAGATAGTGCCAAGTTTATCAGATTAGTAAACAAGTTAATATGGACACCACAGGCATCCAGAGACCATGCTAAAGCCACATTGGGCGAGTATGGGTGGAACTCCACAGAGTGGAATTGCCTAGACCAATTATGGACGAAAGAAAGTAATTGGCGACACAATGCAGACAACCCCACGTCGTCTGCATATGGTATACCGCAGTTGTTGGGTATGAACCCAGGAACTCCAGCCCCAACTCAGATTGAGTTAGGATTGAAGTATATCAAACACAGATATGACACTCCATGCCGTGCATGGAAATTCTGGCAGTTTAAAGCGGGATCAGATAATATCGGTGGGTGGTACTAACGTAGCAGCCTCCTATGGTAAAATTACTATAGGAGGCTTCTACTTTTGTCTTATTCTGCAAATATATTAAAAGATGTTCCAACAAATGTTTATCCGCTTGATGAAACAAGTGGAACAGTTGCCTACAGCATAACAAACTGGACCCCCTCAAATGGATCTTATGTGTCTGGAAAGTTTGAAAATCGTGGATTGCCATTGGTATACGGAGGAAAGTACTCAACATATCTAACTGGAAATAACTCTATAGGGCTTTCACTTCCAGCCCTTGGCTTTTTTACAGCCTCAAAACAAGACAATGATCATTCTCTAGAGTTTTGGCTTTCAATTGAAAAAAGCAAAGATACTGCAGTAAAGATTGTTGGAAAAAATTCTTCAGAGCATACTGGAATCTATGTTAAACAAAATCAAGTAATATTTAGGCTGCAAGAAGCAATGTGGTACAAAGAAGTTTCTTGTTATGTAGAGTCTTGGGAAAAGCCAGTTCATGTGGTTGCAAGATATCAGGATGGTAGTATTTCTTTGGTAGTAAATGGAGTAGAGTCTAAGGTTCGTAACCTAGACAAAACAAAACTAAGTTATTATCTTGGGGTAGCAGACACTCTAGACTTTTATGGTCAAACAACTAATCTTGGAAAGGTGGCAATTGATTCAGTAGCACTTTACGATCACGTTCTATCTTCAATTACCTGTAAGAGACACATGTTTTATGCTCAGGGATTTGACTCTCCAGTATCTTTCTTTACATCTAACTCTGCTTCATTCGAAGAGTACAGTTTAGACTTTTATAAGCCAAGCAAAACTCTTGGAGCACCACTACATGGAAATTGGCTTGAAGGGGTTACAGACAATCTTGTTGTTCATGACAACAAACTTGTTTTTGCATTAAAGCCAGAGGTAGAGTTTATAAATATTAATAAGGTTTCTATGATGTATGATCCAACTGGCTTTACATTTTCAGATGGATGTTTTTTAAGATCAAAAGAAATTGGTTCGTTTTTAAAACTTGGTAATGGTGGTCTATCTGCAACAGTAAAAATTACATCAATTCCAACTTCAGAAGAAGTAATAGCATCTATATCCGATGATGATACAAAGAGTAGCATGTCTATCAAACTAATTCCTTCTGGAGGGTCTGCAAAGTTTGCTGTAACCTATAACGATTTGATAAATGCAAAAAGTTACTCTGAAGAACTAGGTTCTGTGGCGGTAGATGGAAACTATGCAGTCTACTTCTCATACGATCCAGAAAGACTTATTGCAAAAAGCATATCATCTACTGGAACTGTCGTAGAGGCTACATCAACATCTATATCTAGATATATTAGATTTGGCAGAAATGCAGAACTAAGAATTGGTGCAAGCCCATACTTTAACGAGTTAAGTAAAAACATAGAATCCTATAAAACCTTTAAGTCAGGAAGCGTAAACAATGTTTCAGTGCTAGACACTTGGACAAACCTAACAACATTTAATGCAATTGATACATATTACAAACTTTACACAGTTCATGCTGAATACGGAAACACTAAAGTAAAGCAAAAGGGTTCTTGGACTAAAACATACCCACTTTCTAGTATTGCCAATACAACAATAACAAATAACACTGCAACAACTAGAACAGGTATGATTCAGGCTTTTCTATCTTTTCCAGAAGTTAACTCTTCATCAAAGTATGTTACAGCAAAATATAAACTAGGATCAAATATAGAAACAGAGTTCTTTGACAATTCATTTTTAGACGGACTAAGTGAAATTGTAGTAACCAATCAGGGTCTAAAGATTACCTTTGACCTAGCAAGCGAAGATTATGAAAATCAACTTGTATTTTTGAAAGAGTTTTATCTTGTGTCTACTATCAAGCCAAATATTGGAGTCTTTGTTCCAAGCCGTGGAATTGGATCTTTTACAAAATCTAATACAGGAAAGTTTGTTGTTGAAAAAAGAAATGTTGGGGCATTAAGCCTGGGCAAAAATTCTGGTATCAGAATGTCTGGTGGTCCTATCATTGTTCAGTCAACATACGACCCACTAGCCTTTGAGTCAACTGAATCTATTAAAGTTCATGGAATAAATATGTTTGTTTATTTGGACTCTGTTACTTCTCCTACAGTTCTTACTTGGGGATCAAAAATTCTTACTCTATCCTCTGGAGCCGTTTCACCAGTCTCTGGAGCCACTGTGTACGTTGACGGTGTGTTGAACGGAACCGTTAAGGCTAAGACTTGGACAATGATATCGGTTGCGCTTAGTACCTCAATAACAAAAGACACTGAATTTATCATTGGATCTGCAAACGAGTCTGCAATGGCAGTTAACTATGTATCTTTAATTCATAAACCATTTACACAATCATTAATTAATCAGTTTAGGTCAGTCTTTTCTGGTATTTTGTCTATTACTGGAACAGAAACTGGCATTAGAATAACAGAGCCTGCCAACTCTGCTATTGCTTACCCACTTACTTGGCAAACAGTTGCACAAATTTAGACTATAAGAAGCAATAAATGGTAGAATAGGGTTATGTCAAATAGAAAACCACTAAAGCACAAAGTATCAGCAGTAGATGATGGCTTTGATTTTGGAGTATATGTATGGGCTTTGCCAGAGGGTGGCTTATTTAAAGACGACGATGGAAATGTTTTAAACATTCCATCTATGAGACACGACATTGAAAAGATGGGCATTATAACAAAAGCAGCAGCCTATTGGGGTAGAGCAGATGGACATGCACAATTTCTTTCTGGAATAGGAAGAGCAACAGATGCTATGTATGCAGAAGATCAGGAAAGATTTGCACAAGGATTAACACCATACGGAGATATTGGAGCGTTTAGAGATGAACTCAGAAACTCAAGAAATAGACATTAAGATTGACTCTGGCTATACTCAGTCAGCAATTGTTACGTCTTCAGATGAATTTAAAACAGACACAGAAAGTTTGTTAAAGTTAAATGGTTTACATCCTAACTTTAAAAGAAAAGCAAATAGAAAACTTTCTAAAGCAGACGGTCACTCTTTAATAGGAGATGAATCAGAATCAAAGCAGATTATTCCAGACAAGTTTGGTTACGGTCTGTTTGATGTTGTAGAACCTCAATATAATCTTGCAGCACTAGCAAGAATCTACGAAGTATCTTCTGCCAACTATGCTGCAATCAATGCAAAGGTTTCTAATATTGTTGGTCTTGGGTATGATCTAGACATTACTCCTAAAGTAAAAGAAAGACTTGAAGAGATTGATGGTATTGATCAACTTACTCGTGCCAGAAGAAAACTAAATAGAATGAAAAACGATTTAGTAGAGTGGATTGAGTCTAGAAACGATGAAGACACTTTTACAGCAACACTTATGAAGGTATACACAGATGTTGAGTCTACTGGAAATGGATATATTGAAATCGGCAGAAAGACAACTGGAGAGATTGGTTATATTGGTCATATTCCAGCATCTACAATTCGTGTAAGAAGACTTCGTGATGGATTTGTACAAATCGTAAATGGAAAGTTTGTATTCTTTAGAAACTTCCAAGATCTCTCTACTTCTAATCCTGGAATTGGAACAGATACCAGACCAAACGAATTAATTCATATTAAGAAGTACACACCAACAAATCAATACTATGGAGTTCCAGACATTTTGCCAGCAAAGAATGCAATGGCAGGAAATGAGTTTGCTTCAAGATTTAACCTTGAGTATTTTGAAAACAAAGCAACACCAAGATACATTTTTTGGATCAAGGGCGCAAAGTTGTCAAGAGAGGCAGAAAACAAGTTATTTGAGTTCTTCCAAACCAACCTTAAGGGGCAGTCTCATAGAACCCTTGTTGTTCCCCTTCCAGGAGAGCAAGATGGAGTTAAGGTAGATGCCAAGATGGAGCCTATTGAAAATGGCATTCAGGATGCATCATTTAACAACTATAGAAAGGGAAACCGTGATGAGGTTCTTATGGCTCATCGCACCCCTATCTCTAAGATTGGATCAGCAGAAAACATTTCTTTGGCAAACGCAAGAGAGTCAGACAGAACCTTTAAAGAGCAGGTATGTCGTCCAGCCCAAGATGCCTTAGAGAAGAGAATTAACAAGATTTTAGAAGAAAAGACGGACTCTTTTAGAATTCAATTTAACGAACTAACGCTAACCGATGAAGATACACAGTCTAAGATTGACGAAAGATATTTAAGAATGCAGGTTATTCTTCCAAATGAGGTTAGAAACAGAATGGGAATGAATTCAATTGACGGCGGAGACGACGTTGTAGAACTTAACGCCAAAGCCTCAGCAGAATCAAATGCTCAGGCAAGAGGAAGTAGAACTAGAGATCAGCAACGAGAAGGTAATCAACCTGACGAAGCAGGTACTGGAAGAAATCCACAAGGCGAAGGAAGAACACAACAATAATTGCCCCTATGAATAAAAGGGTATTATAATATAACTACCATGTTTGAAACTACTCAAAAGGCGCATTTTGAAACGGACGGTGGCAATCTTAAGTTTACGATGCCAATCGCTAAAGTTGATAAGGAAAACAGAATCGTAAGCGGTTTTGCAACCTTAGACAATGTTGACAAACAGGGTGATAAAGTAACCGTAGATGCATCTAAAAAGGCTTTTGAAAGATTTAAAGGCAATCTAAGATTAATGCATCAGCCAATTCCAGCAGGAAAGGTGGTCAAGTTTAGACAAGACAACCTATTTGACAAAGAAACTGGGCAAACATACAGTGGAATTTTTGTAGATGCATACATTTCAAAGGGTGCTCAAAATATCTGGGAGATGGTTCTAGATGGAACACTAACATCTTTTAGCATTGGCGGTAACATTAAAGATTCAGAAGAAGTTTTTGACAAGTCATCAGAAGAAAAGGTAAGAGTCATTAAAGATTACGATCTTAGCGAATTATCATTAGTAGACAATCCAGCCAACCAACTTGCTAACATTTTTTCAATTCAAAAGGTTGAGAACGGATACACAATGGAAAGTATTTTTGAAAAGTCAAACATTAAAAACGTATATTGGTGTAGTTCAGATGAACTAGCATATATGTCAGAAGACGATAATTATTCTTGTTCAGTTTGCAAAACCGATATGCCATCAATTGGATGGATTGACTCAGTAAATGAGTTAGAAACAAAAGAACTAGTAAAGTCATTAATTAATAAGTTTAATGATACAATCAAAAAGGATGTAGATTCCTCAAAGCCTATCGATAAGAATCCAGACGAGTTAAAGCCAACAGTTTCTGTTGGTAATTACGTTTCTTGGGATTCTGCAAAAGGAAAACAAAGAGGAAAAGTAACTAGAATTGTCCGTAAGGGTAAGATATCCATTCCTGGATCTTCTTTTACAATTACTGGCACACCAGAAGACCCTGCCATTTTGGTTAGAGTCTTTACAAAATCTGCAGAAGGTTGGATTTTATCTAACACATTGGCAGGACACAAAATGAGCACACTTCGTCAGATAAGTGCAATCTCTAAGGATCATAATGATTCAGAAGAGAAACTAATAAAGTCTGACGGAACACTACAAGGAGGTGTTGAAGTGCTACCAGAAAATAATGGAGAAGCCACAATCGAAGTAACCGAAGTTGTGGAAGCAAAAGATGAGTCAGTAGAAATCGTTAAGAGTTTTGCTGATGAGGTTGCAACGCCAGAAGCCAACGATGAGGTGGCTAAGGCAGAAAACGCCTCTGATGGTGAACCAGAAGAGGCAAAAGAAGAAACAGCAACAGAAGAAGTTCCTGCAGCAGATGCAGAGGCTCCAGCAGTTGTTGAAGAGGGATCAGATATTGCTAAGGCTCTTGACGATCTAAAATCTTTCGTATCAGATAGCCTAGTTAAGGTTTCTGATGAGAACAAAGACACAGCAAAGAGCATCGTTGATGTTATTGCTGATGTAACCAAGTCACTCACTACAAAAATTACTGAGATTTCTTCTCGTAATGAAGAGATTGAGAAGGCATTGGCAGCAGTTAAGGATTCCGTAATGGGAATTAACAAGCGTGTGGAGGCTGTTGAAGAAGATACTGCTGTAAAGAAGTCTGGTGATCTTTCTGATTCACCAGAGATATCAGAATCTGATATCAAGAAATCAGTTTGGGGTGGACGCTTCCTAAGTTCCGACTCCCTATTCAAATAAAAAAAGGTGGTGAAAAAAAAATAATGAGCGAAGATATTCTAGAAAAGGCTGTTGCTGCGGGAACCGTACTATCTCCACTAACATCTCCAGGTGCTATGACAACATCAGGAGCAACTGGTGATACAGGTGGTGTATTGCTACCAGAGCAAAGCCGTCAATTTATTGACTACATGTTCGACCAGATGGTGCTTGCACAAGATGGTCGTCGTGTCACAATGCGTGGAAACACAATGGAAATGGATAAGATTAAGGTTGGAACTCGTCTAGTAACTAAGGCTACTCAGGCAGATCAGACTGGCGCAAACAAGGCTGCACAGTTTACAAAACTTGAAATCTCAACAACAAAGTTCCGTTTGGACTACGAACTCTCAACAGAATCCCTAGAGGATAATATTGAGGGTGCAGCATTGGAAGACCACGTTGTACGCCTAATGGCTTCACAGTTCGGAAACGATCTTGAGGACATTGCAATCAACGGTGCTGCTGACACAACTGCTGGCTACTATCCAACAACTCTTGATGGTTTCATCAAGAAGATTAAGGACACAGATGCTACAGGACATGAGGCTGCTGCTGCAGTCGCAAACGTCGATGCTGTATGGGATGTAACAACTGCTGGCGTAACTGCTGGTAAGAACACCCTTACACTTAAGGTTCTTGAGGACCTATATAACGCAATGCCTCGTAAGTTCAAGGTAAACCGTTCTGCACTCAAGTACTATGTAGGATCTAAGCACCTAACTGAACTTATTGCTGACCTCCGTAAGTTGGGCACAGTCCCAGAGGAAGTTGCAGTAAGAGTCATTGATGGTCAGGTCCCACGTCTAGGTGGAAACGCAGGTGCTCAATACCGTGTATTCGGTGTTCCAGTACTTGAAGTTCCTCTATACCCAGACAACTACATTGACATTACTGCTCCTACAAACAGAGTTTGGGGATTCCAGAGAGATGTTACTGTACATCGTGAATTCAAGCCAAAGAAGGATACTGTAGAATATACAGTATATACACGCTTTGGTGTTCAGGTCGAAGAGAAGTCAGCAATTGCTTGGGCAAAGCCTAAGACTGCTTAATTTTTAAGACTCTTATTGGTGGGAGAAGAATTTATTTCTTCTCCCACTAATCTTTTATTGAGGTATAATAGTAATACACTGGAGGTATTATGTCTTTTGAAACACTAACTGTTCTACAGTTAAAGAAAATTTGTAAAGAACTAAATATTGATATTTTGAATGCCAAGACCAAGAAAGATTACTTGGATCTGTTGGCAAAAGAGAACATCTCATATGATGTTTATCTAGATAGGGCTTGGGGTCAAGAAGATGCCACAGAAAAGCCAAAAGAAGAAGTCGTTGTAAAGGACGAAACAAAGGCTACTACAACGTTAGCAGTTAAGTTAAACGTAAAGATGGCAGCCTACACAATTGACGGATTTAGATTTGACGACAACACGCCATATCACATTGTTGATAGATCTATGGCAGAAGATTTTGTAAAAAGAACAGAAGGAATTTTGGTCATTGCAGACCCTGCGGAGGTAGCCAGTTTTTATGGCATTAGCGAATGAAAGAATATCTTAGACTAGACGGAGAGGGAGTAACAGTTTCATATGGTGCTCCAGTTGGAACAACCTCAGTAACTTATGTTGCTGTAGATGCAGACACAGGAGATTCCGTACAGTCTGGAAGTGCAACATCGCTTGGAAGCCTTAACTTCTCAGTATTCTTTGACGAGACTAAAGTTGCTTATGACAGAAATTTAAAGATTACCTTTACAAATATTGCTGCTGGAGGATCTAACACAGATGTATTTTTTGCATCAATTGTTAGACCATATGCAGACCCATCAAAAATTGCAAGTGAGTTAGGATTAACAATCGTCTCATCAGTAACAGATTCTTTTACTCAAATTACACAAGCAAAGATTGAATCTTGGGAAAGATTAGCAAGACTTTATATTAACTCTTTTACCTCAGACAGATTTAATGTAAAAAGACAAAAACAAGAAGTTTTTGGTCAAGACTCAGACGTATTATATTTTTCAGAAAGAGTCTGGAATGTTTATAAAATTTGGGAAGACGACGCAGTTGTTTATGATCAAACTGTAGTTCCAGCAGTCAACCTGTTTGACTACCCACTAGAGATTAACAGCACAAACCACATGGTCAAAGCACTTGTTAACGGAAACACTGATGTTATCAATGAATACTCAGATTACTCTAAGGCAGTGCTATCCGATCCAGGAATTTTTGCAAAGCATTCTAAGTATAAGGTAGATGGAGAGTTTGGCTGGAAGTACGTTCCTCAAGAAATTGAAATGGCAACAATCTTGCTTGCAAACGAGTACATGTGCTCAGATAATGTTTATAAGAATAGAAAAGTAAGTGCAATTCAAACAGATGCTTACAGCGTTAGATATTCAGAATCAGCGTTTGTTGGATCTGGAAATACAATTATTGATTCTTTATTGATGCCATTCAAAAGGATTGACCTAGGAGTAATTTAATGTTTCCTTGTAACACATCCGCAAAGTATAACATGAAGGCAGATGTTTATGTATCTAGCCTTACTACTAATCAATATACTGGCGCATCACAGAAGACTTGGACTCTATTAAAAAGCATAGACTGCAGTGTTAGAGGAACTTTGAGAAAGGGTGTTGGAGACAATTCAGCAATTGCTAATACAGTAGATCAAATGGAAAAGTATTCAGAATCATTAAAAATGAGAACAAGACAAATTCTTAATACAGACTATAGAATTGCTAATGTCAGAAATAGAAGTGGCGCAATCTGGAAAGAAGGAGATGACGTTGGTCAGTTTGGAAATGGTGTAAATGGAACAACCGTCTTTGAAGTTACTGGTACAGTGCCAATTGTAGGCGTAGACGGTTCTGTATTAGAATATGAAATTACTCTTCTTAGACAAGACATTCAAAAGTTACCACCTCCAACCACAACGCCAGCACCATAATGGCAAGAAAAATAATTAGAGATGGCGGAATGCCAGATAAGATTCTAGGAGTGTCAAGTTACCACTCTTCTTTGACTATGAACCTTATTGGTGAAAACACAATCAGACAAAGAATTAATAAGGCTGCTATTTGTGCATTAGTCAAAGGCTTTCATGCATACATAGATGCAATAGCAAGATCACAACCACAAAGATTTCACCATGTATATGAATGGGGTAAGGTTGGATCTAACAGGTCAAGACTCTTTGTAGCAGAAGAAAAAGCAGATTCTAAAAGAGGTCAAATAACTTTAAAGTTTAAAGATTCTTCCTCTAAGGTTCCAGGATCAAGACAGTATATTTTTAGAAAGAAGGCTTATATTATGGAAAATCAAATTCCAGTTACAATAAAGCCTAAGAATAAATTTCTTGTTTTTGAAGTAGAAGGAAAAACAGTTTTTACAACTAAGCCAGTAAGAAATAGCAGACCAGGAGGAGAGGCTGTAAGAAATAGCCTTGGAAACTCGTTTGAATTTTGGCTACAAAGCCCAATGGCAAAGCAAATCATTAAAGAGGAAATTGGTGATAAAATTAGGTTGGGACTCGTTAAAGCAGACAGAGGTACTACTTCAATTAGAAGTAGTGGGCAGGGCAGGGCTGCTGGAAAAAGAGTTGCGTTTAATATAGCAAACACCTTGGAGGTAAGCAGTGGCTGATTTTAGAATTTCACCTATAAAAATTATTTGTGATTATTTATGGTACAGACTCAAGGCTGAAGAATCAAACCTGCTGGATCCAACTGGAAGTCTTACTGGAGTAGTAACTGCTTGGGATAATTCCGTTAACCCTTTTAGTCCAGTAATTGACTCAGGTCCTAAAGGAAATAATCCAGTTTGGTTTACTTGGGACTATATACAAGATTTTAGAAGTGGAGACCTTTTCCCAATTAAAAGAGAGCAAGGTTTATTAAGCATTGTTTCAACCCTAGAAAATGTTCATTGGATTAATTCTGTAAAAAACTTTATTTCCTCAGAATTGGATAAAATTGATGAAACGGCAAAAGATATAAATAACTGGGCAAAGGCAAACAACGTCAATACTGGTGGAATCACCCTTCATTGGCATAGAACGGTGGGTCAGGAGGACTACGTTGAGGATTCAACCAACCTAAGAACCAGTTCTATAGAGCAGACTAGAGTAAGGGCAAAGATTGTCCTAGAATACGAGTATGTTAGGTCTTAAGGATAAAAACATGCTATCATTATTGCAGGAAGCGTTACCAAACCAAACTCATGCAATATAACAGAGGAGGTGAAATAATTTAATGGCTCGTAATAATAAAAATATTATCGTAGGTGCAGCAGCATTGTATCTTGGAAAGAACACTGACACTGTACCAGCACTTCCATCATTTGGAGCATCAGCAACTGCAACAGCAGCACTCGATTCTTCAGCAGATTGGAACGAAGCAGGCTATACAACTGAAGGTATTGAACTTTCATTTGAACCAGATTACGGCGAAGTACAGGTTGATCAGTTACTAGACGTAGCAAGAATTTTTAAGCAAGGTCAAAGAGTAATGCTCAACACAACACTAGCAGAAGGTACTCTTGAGAATCTTCTTTTGGTAATCGGAGGCGTTTCAACAGATCTTGAAACTTCAACAATTAGCGGAAGCAAGTTTGACCGCACACTTGATATTAACGCAGGCGCACTTGGATATGCTCCAGTAGAGCGTTCACTAGTCGCAGTTGGTCCAGCACCATCAGCACTACTTGAGAACGTAACTGGCAAGACAAAGGCAGAGCGTGTATACCATGCATACCGTGCTCTTTCAATGGAGACAGTAACTGTAGGAATCAAGCGCAATGAAGCAACAGTATTCCCAGTATCTTTCCGTCTACTCTCACAGAGTGTAAGCGGTAAAGACCTATACGGCAAGATCATTGATCGTGTCTACTAAAAACTAAATATCGAATTTAGCAGGGTGGATAGGCAACTATCCACCCTGTTTTATTTGCCTTTGTGGGATAAAAACGGTATAATATTCATAAGAGAGTTGTAGGAGGATATATTTTGGCAACTAAAGTTTATGAGTCCGTCGACATTGAATTGCTTGACGGCAAGAGAGTTACAATTAAACCATTGAACATTAAACTTCTTCGTGAAGTTATGAAGGCATGGTCAAAGGTACAAGACATTAAAGATGAAGACGCTTTCCTAGACATTTGCTTGGCATGCACACAGATTGCTTTTAAGCAATTTGATCCATCACTTGCTGCAAATAAGGAAACACTTGAAGAACTTCTAGATATCCAGACAATGTACAAAATTCTTGAGATTGCTGCAGACATTAAGTTGAACGACCCAAACCTATTAGCAGCGACTCAGGAACTAGTTGGTCAGATCTAGATCTTGCCTCATTAGAGGCTGAAGTATTTCTTCTGGGTCACTGGAAGAATTATGAAGAGTTGGAAAACCAACTCTCTGTACCAGAGTTGAATGCAACATTAAAAGCATTACAACAAAAGGAACGGAGGAATCAAGTTTTCCACGCTGCTATTCAGGGAATTGATCTAAACGAAGGTTCAGAGCCAGATTCTACTGATAAGCAAAACACTGGTAAAGCAACAACACTTGCTGAACTTGTTGGACGGGCTGAAGCAAAATTAAGTGGAAACATGAACAAGGCTATGCAGTACACTCAAGGGTTTACTGACGACATGGGACTTGATTATGTTGTGGAGGGATTAGATGGCTGAAATTCGTTCGACGTTTATATATGACGGCGATTTTAGTTCTGTCCAATCTGGAATAAAAACATTAACCGCACAGGTTAACTTACTTAATCGTTCATTTAATTCATTAGATTTAAATGCCAGAAAAGTTCAATCAGATTTAGCAAGAAGTTTTGCTGCAAACGTAGGTGCTATTGGCGGATTTAAAACAGCCATGGTCGATGTTGCTACAGCAACAGAAAGATTTGGCAATGCGTTACAAAAGCAAAAGTTAACTCTAAGAGAGTATGCAAGAGAATCAGTTAATGCTTTTAGAAAAGCAAGTAATGCTAGGAAACTAGCAGAAGAACAAGTAAAGAGGATGCAGTCTACCCTTGTCCCAGTAGGTGGGGGCAAGGGAATGCTGGTTACCCCATTAACCCTAGATACAAAAGACTTTACAACTAAATTAGCGGTTGCAAGACAGCAATACGCTATTTTTAATAAGTTGGTCTCTGATGGAACAACTCAGTTAATTAACTTTGGTAAGAACACTCAATGGGCTGGTAGACAGTTAACTGTTGGTCTTACAGTCCCAATAACAATTTTTGGATCCACCCTATCTAAGACATTTAGAGAAGTGGATGCAGAGTTAACACGCTTTGCTAAAGTTTATGGAAGCGATTTAGTAAACAATAATAAGTATGCCACAGATCAAATGCGTGGACAAGTTTTGCAACTTGCACAGACAATTGCAAAAGAATATGGAATTGCAGCAAAAGAAACTGCTGCTTTAGCAGCAGATCTTGCTGCCACTGGTCTTGAGGGTCAAGCCCTTATGGACTCAGTTGCTGAAACAACTCGTTTAGCAGTCCTTGGAGAAGTTGATAAGCAAGAGGCTATGAAGGCTACACTTGCTCTCCAAACGGCTTTTAATTTAAATACACAGGAACTAGCACAGTCAATTGACTTCCTCAACGCAGTCGAAAACCAAACCTCTACAACTCTTACTGACTTAGTTGAGGCTATTCCTAAAGCAGGTCCAGTTGTTAAGGGCTTGGGCGGTGACATTAAAACATTATCTGTTTTGCTCACCGCAATGCGTGAAGGCGGTATTCCAGCAGCAGAAGCAGCAAATGCTATTAAGTCTGGTCTCGCTTCTCTTATTAACCCTACAAGGGCTGCTAACGAGCAACTAGCAAATTTTGGAGTAGACCTACAAGGAATTGTAGAAAGAAACAAAGGTCAACTACTTCCAACAATATTAGAATTTAAAACAGCATTAGATACACTAGATGAATTTTCAAAAGCACAAGCAATTGAAACAGTATTTGGAAAGTATCAGTTTGCAAGAATGGGTGCACTGTTCGATAACATTGGCGAATCTGGATCTCAGACAGTTAAGGTTATGGAACTTATGGGAGCATCAACAGCAGACCTTGCAAGAATTGCAGAGTCTGAAGTTTCAGCAGTAACCAACTCGACTTCAGCAAAGTTTAATAGAGCAGTTGAGTCAATTAAGGCTTCGTTAATTCCAGTTGGAGAAGCATTAACAAATGCAGTAATTCCTTTCCTAACTAAACTATCTGACTTGATTGCACAGATAACAGAAAAGTTTGACAAACTTCCAGGACCAATTCAAAACATCATTAAGGCTCTTGGAGTTATATCTGTTGTAGCAGGTCCAGTAATTATGCTTGTTGGTTTGTTTGCTAACTTTGTTGGTTATGCAACCAAGGGTGCAATGGGAATCGTTAACCTTACTCGCAGAATGATGGGCTTGCCAGTAGATCAATTCCAGCAACTAACAAATGATCAGTTGGCAGCAAATATTGCAACAGACACTCTTACTGGATCATTTGCTTCTCAAAGATCTGCAGTAATGTCTTTGAATGCAGCATTAGAAGATTACATAATTAGTTTAAGACAAGTACAAGCAAATCAACCTAACCTTGCTGTAGCAGGAAAAGGAAGACCACCAATTAGAAAACAAAAGGGTGGATCTATTCCAGGATATGGCGGAGGAGATACAGTTCCAGCACTTTTGGAAAAGGGTGAGTTTGTTGTAAACAAAGCAGCAGCAAGATTCTTTAGACCACAACTAGAAGCAATGAATGCAAGAAAGATGCAAGATGGTGGAGGTACTGAAGGTTTAACTGCTGCACAAAAAGAATACATGCAAGACCTTAAGGATAATCCTTATTCAAGAAGTCACCTAACACCATTTGAAACAGAAGATGGGTTTAAGGTATTTGGTGGAACAACAGCAGCATCTACTGGTCCATATAACAGTGCACTAAATAACATTACTCAAATATTAAAAGATCCAGATAGCGAAAATTCTAAAACATTAAAGCAAGCAGCAAACATAGTTGCAGGAAAGACTGGAGTTTCTGCAGAATTTTTATTGTCTGGCAGAGAACCAGGAAATCTACAAGAAGCAAATGCACAGAGAGCATTTTTAAGCCATCCTCTTGTTGCTACAATGAAAACAAAGAAGGGTGAGCAGGCTATCAAGGGACGACGTGCTGCTGTAGGATTCTTAAGATCTTACACTGGAGGAATTAAGGGAACTCCAGACGAAAAAGAAGCAATCTTTAGACAAAGACTTGCAGAAAGAATGGCATTGAGCAGTGCGTCGCTATACAGAGATGCAACTCCAGAACAAATAAAAGCAATTTACGATGCAGAAAAGAGAAGAATTCTCCCTATCCTTGAAAGAACTCATGGAGATCCAGATGAAAGAGGAAAGCAGTTAAGAGATTCTGCCAAAGTAACTTATTATGGCAATACTGTTGGCGGAAAACTTCTTTCTACACCATTGTTGTATAAAGGAAAGAGCAGGGGTGATTCTGCTGGATCTGCAAGATCAATGGAAAGAACCATGCGTGAGGTTGGCGGAACATCATTTAAATTCCAAGGTGTTGGAATGGGCTTTAAGTCTCAAACTGGAGTTCCAGTAACAGTTGCAGAAAAGAGACCAGAGGTTGTAACTAATAAGCCTAAAGAAGGAACATCTAAAACTATTACTACACAAAGCGGTAGAGTGTTTATTGGACCTATTGGAAAGAGACCAGGATTAGAAGAAGAAGGCGTAGTTAACCCTGATGGTTCAGTAGAAAGATTAACAAAGAAAGAAAGAATGGCTCGTGTTGGAGCAAGTGCTGGAAATTATGGAATGACAGCATCTTTGCTTTTAAATACAATGTCTGCAATGTCAGGACAGATGAGCAAGACAACAGAAAATCTTATTAAGTTTACAACTGCAATTGGTGTTGCAGGAATGGCAATGCAAGCAGCATCAGGTGTTGGTGGAATGTTTGGAAAGAGTGGTAAATTATTTGGAGCAGGTCAAAAGGTAGGTCTTCAAGGCGCACTGCTAAAGGGTGGAGCAAAAACTGCAGTTGGAAGAGGCGCAGGCGCAGCAATGATGGGTGCAGGAAGAGCACTATCGTTCTTAGGTGGACCAGCAGGAATTGCAGTAGGTTTAGGTATCACTGCTGCAATATTTGCCCTAAACAAATATAAGCAAAGTTTAGAAGAGGCTAGACAACGTTCAGTTGCAGCGTTTGCTCAGTCTGCAAAAGCAGCAGAGTATTTTGGTGTTAAGTTAAAAGAAGCAACATTTGTTAGACCACAAGAGTCTAAACTTTTTGCAGATAATGCAGAAAGAGAGGCAATGCTTAAGATTGCAAATGAGGACTACAAGGTTCTTGTTAATAAGTTAAAGACTCAAAATAATGCAGATGCTATCTCAGAACTTCAACTAACATATGCTAGTTTAATTTCACAAGGATTTGATCAAGATCAAGCACAAAAGATTATTAAGGGTATTGCAGATGCAGCAAACAAAGAAAATATTGTTATTGATGTTATTGCAAACGTTAAAGATATTAAAACACCAAAGGACGCATTAAATGCCGTTGGAAACCAAGCAGTAAGAACATTGCAAGCAGGTGGAGTTGAAAATCAAGGTGCCTTTGCTGCTGCTGCAACCATGTCAATTGCTAAGAACTATCAAGCAGCACCTCTAGAAGCATTAGGTCAGATTAAAGATATTGTTGCTGAAATTGACTCAACAGAATTTTCTGGATTTAGAACAGGGCTATATGACTCACTAAAAGAATCCCAACCTGAGTTAGCAGAATTTATTAAGGGTCTAAATAACTCTGAACAGGCTGGCAACGCATTGTTACTAGCACTAACTGGGCTTGACTACACACTAGCCTCTGGAGCAACAAGTGCAAGAGATTTAGCAGGTGCCCTAGCGCAGGCAGAAGCAAGAACTTCTGCAGCATCAGTAATTGACGAAGAGATTAAAAAAGAGCAAGAAAGATTTAAGGTTATTGAAAAGGGATACAATGATGCAATTGATGCTAGACAGTATGAGTTGGATCATCTTCAAGAGAATACCGAAAAGAAAATTAAGGCTCTTGAAAAAGAAAACCGTGCACTTCAAAAGAAACAAAACAATATTCGCAAAACAACAGATGCCTACCTTAAGGCTTTGGAAGAACAAACTAGTGCAGATAAATTCTATCAAGACCAAGCAAAAAGCGGAATTGGTGCTGCTGCTGCATTAGCATCTGGAGACGTTGTTGGATTCCTTCAAGGAAGAGCAGATATGGCTCAACAGGGTGCGGAGTTTAGCAAAGAGCAATCAATTACTGCCATTAAAGATAGATCAGATGCTGAAATTCAATTGTTGCAAGATAGAATTGATGCTAACGAAGAGTCTATTAGAAAAGCAAGAGAGTATGCAGAAATTAGAGAGGCAACCCTTAAGAAAGAAATTACTGCCCAACGAAAAGCATTGGGTGCAGAAAGAGAAGCAAATTCAGCAAGAATTGACGCTCTTACAACTTTAAAGAATACAGATGTTACATTAAATAATGTAACTTCTACACTTGAAAAACTTAAGGGTAAGGCAAAAATGGGTAGCGATGAAATTCAGAGAATTGCTACAAGTTTAAGCAGTGCATATGGAAATGCTTATGGCAATGCAATTAAGCAGGCAGAAGTCTCAATGAATTTGCCAGCAGGATCACTTTCTGATTTAATTAAGAATGAAGTTTCAAGAAGAATGTCTACCCCAACATACCCAACCCCATCGAATGTTTCTGGTGGAAATGGAGGAAAGGGAGGAGATGCTTCTTCTGGAATGTCAGGTGCTGGTCTTGGTTCAGTAGCATCTACTGGAGCAATGACAGATTTACCTTTGGCAGATATTTTGAGAAGTGTTGGATCAACTTTTGGAGGAATGCCAAGTGGTGGAGATTATAGAAACCCTCTAAGTGGTTCACAATATAGAATCAGTTCTAATCCTGGAGAAAGAATAAATCCAATTACTGGAAGAAGAGAAGTTCACAAGGGAATAGATTTAGCAGCAGCACAGGGCACACCAATTGGTGCCTTCAAGAAGGGAACCGTAAAGTTTGCAGGACTAGATCCAGCAGAAGTTATGGGTAACAAAGTTGTTCTTGACCATGGCAATGGAATGACCTCAGTGTATGGTCATATGCTACCTAAACTGGGTGTCCAGAATGGGCAACAGGTGGACGCAGGAGCCATTTTGGGACGAGTTGGTAGCACTGGAAGGTCTACAGGTCCACACCTACACTTTGGTGTTTTAAAAGATGGAGAGTCATTAGATCCAAGACAGTTTGTGTCATTAAGAAAGGGCGGAATTATTGCCAAGGATGGAACTATGGCTAAACTTCACAAGGGTGAGATGGTAATGCCTAAGCCAATAGCAGAGAATATGTTTAGACAGTCAAGTCCAAGATTTAATCCTGCTGTACCAACAGCACCAAGAATGTCTCCATCATCAACACAGAGTAGACAAACAAATGTTGGACCAACAACAGCGTACATTAGTTTCAATGGAAACATGAAGGATCCAGTTGCTGCTGCTAACGCAGTATATGGAAAAATGATGAGTATGAATAACAGGAGACCTAAGTAATGCCAATTCAAAAGAAATATGCTAGACCCTCAATAGTTGCTTTTACAGAAACAATACCTAATTCAACAGATGTTGCAAATGGAAGTTTAAATTTTGTTTACCTGACAGACGAAGGTAGATCTCCTTTGGAAATTACATATAACCGTTTAGAGACAAAGAAAAGAATGATTAATGGTCGAATGAGATCTAGATACATTGCTGATAAAAGAACATTTAGTTTAACATGGACCAACCTTCCCTCAAGATCAAAGAATGGAACAGGTACTGAGTTTTATATTACTGAAGCAAAGACTAACAATCAATTTGTTGCTGGAGAAGGAATGCTTAACTGGTACGAAGATCATGGCGGTCAGTTCTATATGCTATTGTCTTATGACAAATTATACAATTTTGAAACCACAACAAATACTTTAGATGCAACATCTTATAGTCACTTGCAACAAATTAACGAGATAGTTCCAGTATACTTTTCTGGATTTAATTTTAGTGTTGAAAAAAGAGGACCTAAGCATGATCTCTGGTCACTAACAATGACCCTTGAGGAGGCTTAATGCTAGGATCCGCTACCCTTAAATCATCCTTTGCTAAAGACCCATCAGTTGATGCGTCTTATTTTGTCTTATCTGAAATTAATATTAATCAGTATGCTACGATTGCAAAGTATGGGGTATACACGGATACTGTAACTACCACATATCAAGATGTTACAAAGTTTAGAACAGACGTTCCAAAGATATTTTATAACGGTGGATCAGTAACGCTTGAAGAAGAAGACACTCAAAGATCTAAGTTATATAGTTTAAAGGATTGTTTTAAACCAAGAAGACCAAGATCTGGCTTTGCACACCTAATGTATTATTCAGACCTTCCATCTTTTCCAATTAGATTTTCTAAGACAGACATTGAGAAGGGGTACGTCAGATATTATCCTTCTAGAGAAGACGCTAGGTTTAAGTACTGGAGTTCTGCAACCTCAGAAACAAATACAACGACAGCCATCACCAAGGGCATCTCCTCAAGAACTGCAGCGTCTGGAGCATACCCTATAACAGAAGCAAACCCATTTGTTGTTTATGACAAAGGATACTGGTGCAACAAGATTGTAATTAAATTACAAAACTTAGAGGCAGTCCCAAAAACTTGGAGGGTTCAGTATTTAGCAGAAAATAATTCTTGGACAACTATTGCTACAAACCCAACCATTACATCTTATGCTGGTGGTGCTACTGTTCCAAACAATACATTAGAGTTATTTTGGAATGGTACTGCTTGGGTAACATCAGTTAACTATAATACGATTGTAGAAGAATTAACTTCTACTGGGGTATATTCTACTACTAGGGCTGTCAAGGTAAAAGGCATTAGATTATTAGTAGAGTCTTTAGACAGACCAAACCGTGCTTTTGAATTGTTTGAAATGTCTGCCAGACTTTTAGTAAATGTAACAGACTACGTTATAGACTTCAATGTTGATAAGTCAATTGCGGAATCTAGTGCAGGATTACCAGTAGCAAACATTATTACTGCTTATGGAAGCATGGTCCTAGACAACTCTGACCTAGCATTTAACAATGTAAACACATCTTCAATATTATATGGATTAATTAAGCCACAGATTAGGTTTGATATTTTTGAAAAGGCTACAGTTGGATCAACATCAGAGTATATCCCTATTAAAACTGTGTATGCAGAATCCTTTGCAGAAGATAATAACTTTAATTTAAGTATGACTCTTAAAGACCACATGCTATTTTTACAGACTGAGATATCTCCAAATGTTTTTGTAGCAAGTGAGTTATCTAATAGTTCGGGTACTAAAATGTCTATTCTTGTTAAGATACTTTTAGACAATATTGGTTTTACAAACTTTAGGCTAGAGACTTCAAACAACGCAGATCCAAATGTTTTAAACCAAGAAGATACACCCATTCCATTCTTTTACTCTAACGACAAAGAAACTGTAATGGAGACTCTAAACAGAATCAGTGCTGCAACTCAATGCGTATTCTTTTTTGATGAACTAAACGATCTAGTGCTAATGACAAAAGAAAGAATTATGTCAAAGTCTAGGGCTGTGGACGCTTATTTAATTGGAGAAGAGTTTACTGGTACTGCTCAGAAAGGAAAAGCCTATGCACCTGGATCAGAGTATTGGAAGATTGACAATCAGCCACAATCCACTGATCCAAGATTTGGCTTACTGTCAAACATAGAATCATTTAATATTATTAATAACGAGCCAGTAAATGGTGGGACAATTTCATATAAGCCTCAGTACTTCTTAAAGAAGCCAATGACAGATAGTTTTCCAGTAAGCAGTATGCAGGGTGGTTTGATAAAGGCTTTCACTGACAACCTTGTTTATAACAGCGCACCATTATGGGAGCCAGAAGAAGAGCCACTATCAAGACCAGGAATTTTACAGGGTTCAGAAAGTTCTGGTGCAGCAGCAGTAACGTTATCTTCAGCAACTCTTATAGAAGACTTATCTGCCTCAAGACCAATAGATATTTTAAGAAATGAAAACCTTTTAGAAGCATCATTTAAAACATCAGACGACGTTGTAAGATTTTTGGCAATTAATCCCAATAAACTAATGACTATTAAGTTAGACCCAATTGAGTCTTTAACCTTTGGAAGATATGAAAACTATTTAAAGTTAGATGAAGAATATGTTAAGTTTAGAGGAAAAATTTTTGAGGTGTCGTCTAGAGATAGTTCTAACAATATTGTTTTTACAGAGAGGGTAATATTTACTCCGTCGGAATATGAAGATATTGCTGCATCTACACCAGTTGGTGGAGGAATTAGACCAACTGGCAAGTTTGTTATTGATGTAAAGTTTGAGGTTGAAAATGGAAAGTGGGTATGTAAAACAGACGGAAGAGGTCAGTTCCAAACAGCAATAACCAATCACCAAAGCCTAATCAACCCATCATTAATGACTGATCAAGATTACAAGAGCGGTCAAAAGACTTATTTGCCAGAAGGATGGAAGGCTGACTCAGTTGTTTTAGAAAATAACTATAAGACAACAAGTGGAAAGATTGCCTCAAAAGATCCTATGGTTTATACAAACATAGTAAATGAATTTAGGGACGTTGTTAATCAGAACAATATTGAGATTGTTGGTCAGGATGTTAATTACACAGACTATACAGATTTAGCAGCAGATGCAATTGAAGATGCTGGATTAGATGTAGATAATATCCCTCTATCTAATGGAACTACAAAGAAAAAGAAATATCAACCAGATCAAGTTAACATTGGCATGATTTATAAAAACTTTAATAGAGTATTTGACAGATATAGCACAAGATTGCGTTTGGTTAAATCTAACCGTGGAAATGGTGGCTATGCATCATCTAGAATTGCTGGAATGGCATTTGGTCTAAGATCAGATACGGCAACAAACCAATTCTCTGGATACTATGTTGAAATAGAAACAGCAGACTCATTTGACCCTACAGATTCAGAGTCGCTACAAAATAATTTAAGACTATATAGATTGTCATATTCAAATAACAAATATTACAATGTTAAACTTATTGGTTCTAGAACGGTTGCAGCCTATCACTCAGTAGACAGATTTAAAGACTATGGAAGATATCTTCCAGACGGTCAGCCTAACACAGTATACGATCTTGAGATATCTCACAAATATATTGTTGGTGAAGGTTTACAATTTAACATCTTTTTTAATGGATTAAATGTTCTCACAGTATTTGATGAAAGCCCAATAGAACTACAGACTGGGGTAGCCTTATTTGTTAGAGGTCAATCAGATGCCGTATTTGAATTCTTTAGAGGAGCAGCAGTAGAAAAAACATTAACAAACAATCCTCTGCACGATGAAGATTTTATTGAAAAAGCAAGAGGTATTGGATACACTGCAGCGTGGCACTCACTAGCCAAGTATACAATTGGCAACCCTATATTTGTAAACGAAGAGTTTGGCAAGATTGCAAGAGAAGCAAGATTCTTTGACATTAGATATAAAACCTATCCAGCAATGAGACCTAGAGTTTTTGATATTAGCGAAATTAATCCAGAGTATTCTATTACAAAACAAGAGTTTACTGGTTTTGGTGCAAAGTTTTTGGTTACTAACGTTGGTCGTGGTGACATAGTGTTTGGTGGAAGACAAGCCCCCTATCCACTATTTATTTTTGGTATACCTTTGTATGCTGGAGGAGAAAGACAGATCACTGTTGACTCATATCTAAAAGAAACATCCTTAGATGCTAAGTATAAAACAAATGTTGAAAACAGCAAAAGAGTTTATGGAGAAAAGCAATTTAACATAGGATCAGAATTTATTCAAAAAGAATCAAATGCTCGTAATCTAATGAAGTGGGTAGTTGAGAATGCTGCAGTTCCAACAGACACAATTAATGCAGAGGTTTTTCCTAATCCGCTTTATCAACTTGGTGATATAGTTAAGGTATACTATCCATCACAAAAGGTTGACGATACAAAGAGGTTTGTTATCACTAGAATTGAATATGGTGCAAGTAGTGATGGTCCATCAATGAACATAACAGCAAAGGAGGTTCCAGCCTAATGCCTGGTTTTTTAGATAAAATTAAGAGTGCTGCAAGCAAAGCAGTTACCGCAGTTAAGAGCGCAGCAACAAGTGCTGTAAAGGCAGTAATCTCTCCAATCACATCTTTTCAGTCTGGAATGACAGTTGCAGCAGCACCTGCACAACTTAAAGCACCAGTTGCTCAAACACTACAGTCTTCTAAAGCAGCAGAGAAAAAAGCGGAAGAAACTGCAAAGACTGCTGTTTCAAAAAAGGGAGTAGACGTTGCTGTAAACCTTGCAAAAGAAATATCTGGAGTTGCTGGAGTAGGTAGAATTGTTGAGGCTGTTAAGACAACATCCCTTGACCCATTTAGAACTCAAACTGGATTTGGAACTGCAGGAAACTTAGCAATAGATGTTTTAGGTGCAATACCATTAATTGGTGCAGCAGCAAAGACTGCAAAAATTGCAGCAGTTGGTACTGCTGCAACAGCAGGAACAGCACTAGAAAGTGTTGCAAAGATTCCAGGTGCACAGAGCGCAATTAGTAAGGGAATGCTAACTGCTGCTTTATTAAATCCAGCAGCAGATGTTGCAACAGCAGTCAAAGCACCAACATCTATTTCAAGGGTTGTAGACGGAACTGGATTAACAAATGCTGGAGAAAGAATAACAGATGCTGTTAGTGCTGCAGATAAAATTGCAGATGCTGCAAAGTCAAGTGCTGCAAGTAAAGCAACTAAGATAGCAGATGATGCAGAAGAAATTGGATCAGTTGGTAGAGTTGCAAAAACTCCAGTATTCAATCCTTCTTTGGCTTTAGATTCTTTTAAAAGCGAATCTAATCAAGCATCACAAGATGCAAAGTCTGCACAAGATCAAGCATCAAAAGAGGCACAAGAAAATGCTAACAAGGCAGCAGACAAAGCAGTAGATGAAGTTAAGAGTGCTTCTGAAGATTCCAATAAAGTAGTTGCTGGAGATGAAAACTCATTATTTAATGAAGTTAATAAGGTTCAAGATGAAATAAAGAACGAAGTAGCAAAAACAGATGAAACTAACAAGGTAAATCCAACTAAGGATCCAGAGATAAGCAAAACTACCCTAGATCCAAACACTACTTTGAAACCAGTTGTAAAGCCAACTCCAGCCCCAGACCCTGACCCAACCCCTAAACCAGTTGTAGAAACCACTCTTTTTGTTCCACCTAAATACACTACAACAAATGAGCCAGAGACTACAACAACACTTAGTCCAGAAACTACTATTTTTATTCCACCGACAACTCCTGAGCCAACTAAGTTTAAAATACTAAACCCCATTCCTGAACCACCAGTAATTGAGGCAGCCAGTTTTCCAGACGATGTTGTTAGAATGCCTAGCCTACAACAAAGAACTGCAGGTGCCTACGAGAAACTGTCCCTTGGTTTAGACAACGATTTCCTCATAGACTCATTTGACTTTAACTCAGTAGACTTAGCCCCAACAGGTCAGAATGTAGTAAATGCTAATAGTATTGATATAATTGATGATATTGCAATGCAGTCAATTGTGTCAAAGCAGTTGCCAGATGAGGCTATTAGTGATAAAATTGTTAAAGCACCTGATTATTCTAATTCGGACTTCGGATCATTTTTGACCTTCAAACTTCAAAATGGTAAAACCGTTGCATCGAATGCTGCTGGACAGCAAACAGCAACCTCTGGATTGCCGTTCTATTCAGTAGTTCTTAATATTCCAGAAACAGAGGGTGTAGTAAAATATGAAGTCCAGATTACGGAGGGATGATGAAAGGCAAGTATAAAATTTACCTTGACGGCAAATTAGTTGCAGAGCAAGAAAACATCATTACTAATCGTGGCAAGAGCATGATCCTTAGACATATTGCTGGAACAGGTTCTCAGTTTGCTGGACAGATTGCAGTTGGAATTGGTGGAATTGCAGCCACTGCAAATGATGACACACTAGATTTTGAAATATTAAGACTTCCTATCAAGTCCTCTTCTTTAGACTCAGACTATCAGATTGTATACAAGGCTACTCTAGAAACAGAAGAAGAGTATCAGATTAAAGAGATAGGAATTTATCCAGCAGAACTATTTAGACAAAGAAAGAATATATATAGTCAGTTATTGTTTGATATGGATGTTACAGAAACTTGGCTTAAGCCTAATGGAGACAGTGCTGTGGTGGCAAAATCTAGTACCTATCCAAACGTCAGAGTGGGTTCTACGGCTGTTTCAGTCGCATCTGGTTCAACTGCATCAGCAGAAACAGTTTTAGATTTATCAGGATATTTAGACACAGATAGATTTAAGATGGCTGTTCAGAGGGTAAGCACAAACTCAACAGTTACGCTAGAATTTTATTCTGGTCAAACCTCTAAAGCAACCTTTACTGGGGTGCTAGACTCAGACTATGAGATCTTATCTTTTGCAAAGGCAACTGCTTCGTATACTGGCACAGTAGACTGGTCAAACATAACAAAAATTGTTATCTCCTCTAATGGTGGAGATATTATCGTAGATGGCATAAGGGTAGATGTTACCTCTGAGGCAACACCCCAATTCTCTTTAGTTTCTAGATCCGTATTTAGCACCGTTCAGGAAAAACCAAAATCGGTTATAATGGATATCGAATACTACTTGGACATTGACTTCTAGGATAAATAATGCAAATAAACATTCCTGACCTAATACCTGGAAAAACATATAAAGTTAGACTTAGAGGAGTCACCACGGATGGTGGCGTGTCTGAGTGGTCAAGAGTTTATGAATTTGCAGTACCTTCTAATCTTCCAGTTGCTCAACCAATTAACCCTTCAAGTATTGTTATTACCCCTCAGTCTGATAAATCATTTTTAATATCTTGGGACAAGGTTGAGAACACAGGAACTCTTGTATTTAGGAATGGAAGATTTGAGATAGAAGGTCTTTCTAATAAAGGTCTTATCAAAGATTATAGAATTGATATTGGCTGGATAGGAGTTGCACCAAAAGCAAACTACAACCCGTCAGATGCGTATTGGTCTAAAACTGCTTTGGGTTCCTTGGCTTCACGAGGAACTACTGCTGACGACACAACATTAATTCCTTTATTCTCAACAACAACAGGAAATAATAAATTTGTATTTAACTTAGATGATAACAGTGCTGCATTTTCTGGAGCCAAGGGCGCAATTGCTATTTTTATTAGAGCAAGAACTGTTAACAATCTAGTACTTCCTCAAGACTCAGTTTATATTGTAGACACAAACAATTTAGTATACTCTGGTGGATTTTCTGGTGGCAATGCTCTTTCAATGGCATCAAGTACATCTACAGCAAATTGGCAAGAAGGTGGTCTTCAGTTATCTTGGAACCCTGTTGCTAATGCATCATCATACAAGATAGATATAACATCTACTTCTGGATCAACAAAATCATATTATTCTGTAGACAGTAATTTCTTTTACACTACAGCACAAAATCTTTTAGACTGGGGTGGAGTATTTAATCATCAGGATACTATTAAGTACAGAATATATCCATCAGATAACTTTGAGTATTATTCTGGAACATCTGGATCTTCAGTCATATTGAGTAAGTATGGCATTCCAACTCAAGAAAATACAACTGCATTGTCAAATTTTGCTGCTATTTCAACCAACCTTAGACCAGAGGTTGTTCAAACTTCTGGAAAGTTTGTTGTATATCTGCCACTATCAATTAAGTCTTCTTTACAAACGGGAGATACAGTTAACTATTATTGGACCCAAGGAACTGTTGAAACTATTAATGGACAAGTTCAATATAATCCAGCACCAGTAACTAGAAACCCAAATAACAAAATCTCTACAAGCCTAACCGTTGTAGAAGTTCCATCAGGTGCCAACGCTTCTCTTCAGCATGCTAATTATAGGTTTTGGTTTGGAATTGTAAAAGCAGGGTCTCAAACAGAACAGTTTTCTCAAGCATTTCCAGAAGACTCTGTTGTTGGAATTAAGCCTGGACCAATTGTCGATGTAGATTCAGGATATCAACTTATTGCAGAAAATGTAAAGTCTGGATCGTATGTATCTAATACTTCTGGATGGCAAATCAATAAGTCTGGTAGTGCAGAGTTTAATAACCTTCTTGCTCGTGGAGTTATTGTAGCAAAGAGCGGATCATTTGTTGAGTCCCTTAAGGTTGGTAATGCTTTAGGAAATCAATCGATTACATTAGATGGATCAGACCCTCTTGTTGGAAAGATATTTATTGGAAACGGTCAATACTTTAACACAGGAACTGGATTCTATGTTGACGGAACAGGTAACTTTAGCCTTTCAGATAGACTTGGATATTCACAAGCATTTAACCTTTTGCAGGTTAATGGAGGAATTAGGCTTACATATCCTTCTGTAGTAGAAGATAACTTTGGTGTTACCTCTGGAACTCTCTATGTTGGTAGTTCTCCAGTAAGTGGTTCAAGAATTACTCTTACCTCTTCAGGATTAAGATCTTTTGATTCATCAAACAATATAACTTTTGGAATTACTCCAACAGGACCAAGTGGTTCTGTAGCAGGATGGTCAATTACAGACTTAGACTCTTCTGGAAAATACAATGTTCTTGCATCTACTGCTTCTAAATTTTTCTTAGACTCCAAGCACTCTAGAGCCGTATTTGGTAGTTTTGCAGGAAGTAATAGACTTCAGATTACTGCCAACTCAATATCTAATGCAAACTTTCCAAATGTTAAACTAGGATTGGATACAGAAAGTATCTCAGCACAGATTTCATCTGTTGTTGGTATGACAATTAACTCAAACACTTTCTCATTAAATCACGGTTCAAGATCAGTAAAAATAGGAAACACGGGAGTAGACATTGTTGGACCAGTTAAACTTAATCTAAACAATATTGAAAGAACCACTGCTGGATCTACACCATACGATATGGTTGTTATGGACACAAGAGATGGTCAACTATATAGAGTTCCTTCAGCAACATATAACGTAACCACAGCAGCACCAGTATTAAAGAACACAGTAACTACAACAGTTCCTAATGTGATTGGTCTTACTTTAAATTCAGCCTTGTCAACCGTACAAACAGCAAACCTACAAACAAGAATATCGGATACAACTATTATTACTAGCAATGCCTTGCTAAACGGAGTCATTGCAACACAAAGCCCAATGTCATACACGTCTGCTGACGTAGGATCAACAGTTTATCTTTCTATTTACGAATACTCATCTTCTGGTCTATCTTTGGTTCAGGTACCTAACTCATTAAGTGAAAACGATGTTGTTGCTAAAAATACAATTGAGGCAATAGGATTAACATATAGAGTTAGAAGTTCAATTAATACTACTAACCCTGCACTATATAATAAGATTGCAGAACAAGATCCAATTCCAGGAACATATGTAAAACCTGGAACAACCGTTAACGTTGTTTTGTATCAGCCAGAGGGTGCTGCAACAGTTCCGAATGTAATTGGTTTAGGACAAACTCCAGCAACTACAGCACTTACTGCTTTAGGTTTTTCTGTAACGGTCAACAATATAACAACTTTGCAGTCAACACTAAACAATTTAATTTACACACAGTCTGTTGCCCCTGGAACAAGTTTAAGAGTAGGTTCTACAGTTGTACTAAACAAACTTGTTTATACAAGCGGAAGTCCAGCAGCCCCAACATCTGGAGTAGTTCCAGACCTATTTGGATACTCTTTGACGCAGGCTAATCAAAGAGCAAATACTTCTGGATATGGTATTAGCCTTGTAGCGGGTGTTCCAACAGAAAATCCAGATCTTGCAGACAAAATTTATTCTCAGTCTCCTGCTCCAGGAACAAGTCTTACAAGTGGATCATCTATATCTGTTACAACATACAACCTAGTATCTTTTAAAACAGTTCCAAACGTTTTGGGCTTAACAACAACAAATGCAACCTCTCTTATTACTGCTGCAAACCTACAGGCTGAAGTTGTTGGAGATGTTGAGTACGTCGATTCAAGTATTGGTTTAGACTTTTCCTTTAAGGTTAAATCTATAAGTTCAACTGCACAGTTAAACGGTCAATCTTATCCAAATCAAAACATGTACTTTTTTGTGGAGTCAACTAAATACAATGAAGCAGATACCCCTCTATCTGATGATGACTACACTTTATTTCCTCCATTTTCAGTAAAGATTGGAAATACCTATAAGGTAGATCAAAGCGATTCTTCAAATACTGGAAGAGCAATGTTCTTTAGCACTACAACATCGGAAAGCAATGTTTTAACTCCATTTCAGGGTATTAGATATTATATTAATAATCAACAGGTACCAGACTATGCTGCGTATAAGGCAGCATTTAATACTGCCACAAGCCGTTATGTAGTTATAACACCATCTTCTCAAACACCTTCAACATTTAAATACAGATGTTCTGCTGCAGACTCTAATGTTTTATTAGACTCATCATCTCCAGACGCAGCAAAATTAACCTTAGACTCAGATAACCTAACTGGAACTGTTGCATATCAGATTCCAGTTTCTGGCTCAAAGATGATTACAGACACAAAGATTAAGTTGTATAGATATAAAGTTGTTGGGGCAAGAGGAACAACGGCAGCACCTCAATTTTATCCAGCACCAAATACAAGTGGTTTAACAAGAACTGACGCATCTTTAGTTGTTCAAAATACTAAATTGATTCCAGTGATTTATGAAACAAAAGTTTTGGCTACTGCTGGAACAGATAACTTTGTTTATGCTCAAAATCCACAGGCTGGATCATTTTTGGAAGAAAATAGCAACGTAAACCTTTTTGCGTATAAAGTTGTTACATCTTTCCAAAATGGTAGAACTATACCAAACCTTATTGGAAATAGTGCAACCTCTGCATTTACAGCCTTGAATGCAATCAACCTACAAAATGTTATTAATTACTATACAACTTCAAATCAATCTCTAGACAATATTGTTTTTGATCAGTTCCCTAAGTCTGGAACAGTAGTTGAAGATGCTTCTACCATGGTAATAAGCGTATACAAGTTTGAAGAAGAGTCCACTACAACAACTACGACAACTGCTGCGCCAACCACTACAACTACAACAACAGCAGCCCCAGGAACTGTTTTTGTTAACGCCCCACAACTCTTAAACCTAACCTTTAGTGCTGCAGTCTCTTCCCTGACCTCACTTGGTCTTATATATCAATCTGAAACCGTTAACACATCTAACCCAGACCTAAACAATAAAGTTTATTCTCAGTCTCCAGTAGCAGGAACATCTTTGCCAGTTGGATCAAGCGTCACAGTTTATTACTACACATATGTTGGTGCTACAACAGCAAGCCCAATTGTTACAACCACATTGCCACCAGCAAATACTGCAACGGTACCAAACGTTGTTGGATTGACGGAAACTCAAGCAAAGTCTACTCTAACCACAAATTCTTTTGTTGGTGTTACAACAACAGAAACTTTGACAGCAGAGCAGTCATTAAACAATATAGTTTATGCACAATCTCCAAGTGGAGGAAACTCTGCTACAGTTTCTTCAAACGTTGCACTATCTGTTTACAGATGGAATGGAAGTACCCCCGCACCAGTTACTACGACAACAACCACGACAACTGCTGCCCCAACAACCACAGCAGCACCTACTACATCTGCCCCAGGAACAACCTCTGCTCCAAACCAAACATCTTCCGTAAGTAGTTTATCTCCTACAAGTGGGTCAACTGCTGGTGGTTATAGCGTTACAATTTATGGAACTTTTCCTACTCCAATTACCAATATTTCGGTTGCTGGAACTAATATTGCTGTAAACAGTTGGAGCCAATCATCTTCTTCAATTTCTTTCCCAATGCCATCAAGATCTGCTGGTACTGTAGGAATTCAAGTCTTTAATGGACTGACCCCACTAATGTCTGAACTATCATTTACATATACATCTGGAACAACTGCTGCAACCAATGGACCAGTTCCAAACGTAGTTGGACTTTCATATGATAGTGCATTTACAACACTTTATAATGCTGGTTTCCAGGTTGATGCCTCTGTTGCCAGTACAACTGTCGCTTCTAATGATCAAAAGGTTTACGCTCAAGCACCTTCTGGAAATAGCACAGCAACATATGGAACAACAGTTAATATTTATTTTTACCAATATAGTGGAACTACAACTGCAGCACCTACATTAAAACTTTGTACTCAAGCAGATGTTAGTAACATTAACAATGCTTGTACTGTTGTAAATACTTGTAGATCATACGGAAACGGTGCTTCTTGTACAACAGACCAAACTACAACTACTACAACAACTACTGCTGCTCCTTCAGGCGCAACATGGTACTGTACATACTCTGTTTGTAACCCATTCTCTGGATATTATTCTACACAGCCATCAAACTATGGAACTTATTCAACGGATCAATCAACAACTTATGGTGGTGGAAGTTCTTACACTAAGATTGCTTGTAATACAACCGCTTATAATATTTCTGCAGCAGCACAGGCTCCTTGCGAGTCAGTTGCTACTACCACTACAACTACAACAACTGCAGCCCCTACTACAACCACAACAACGGCTGCTCCAACATATTATTATGCTTCTTGGTGTTCATATGGTCAATGCTACACTGACTATGTTTCTACAAGTTGCGCTACAATGAGAAACTTAGCAGAAGCAGATTCTGGTGGATCGTTTAGTGGATTTACATGCTCTACATCTGGATATCCACCATGCCCTGCTGCTTGTTCTGGAGGTCAAGTAACAACTACTACAACCACAACAACAACCACAGCAGCACCAACAACATGGTATTGTACTTACTCTGTATGTCGTGGAACTTCTGGCGCATATATTACTAGCCCACAAGTTTATGGAACTTATTCTTCAAACCAAACGGCTACATCCTCTAGCGGTGGAAACACTACTAAGATTGTTTGCTATACAACTGGATACGATGTTACAGCAGCACAGCAACCAGCATGCGAAGGATTTACCACTGCTGCACCAACTACAACCACAACAACTACTACATCTGCTTCTTGCGTTTGTGTATACTCTGATTATGGAACATATTATTATTCACCACAGTGCTGTTCTTCTGGAGCACCAAGATCTGGTTCTTTAAGTGGGGTTACTTCTGGAGACTGCTGTCCTAACGTTAATAAGGCTACAACTGCTGCTCCCACAACAACGGCTGCTCCTACAACCACTGCTGCACCAACTACAACTTCTGCATCTTGTGTTTGCGTCTATTCTGACTATGGAACATATTACTTTGCTCCTCAATGCTGTCCAGCAGGTGCACCAAGATCTGGAGCATTAAGCGGAACAGCATCAGGATCATGTTGTCCAGATGTTGCAAAGGCTACATCAGCACCAGCCACAACTACAACAGCAGCACCTGCTACTACAACCACTGCTGCAGCGTCTGGAAGATTCTGTACTTCTGCTAATATTGCAAACCCATCAAATCCATGCTACAGTACATCTCAGTGCAGTTCACAAGGAAGCGGTAGTTTATGTTTCGTATAATTGAAAGGAGAAACAAATGAAAGAAGTTCTAAGAATGCCTAATCTAGTTGGACTAGATGTTGGTGCAGCAACCCAAATGCTAAACAGTTTTGGTTTTCAAAATGTAGAGTTTCAGCCAGTAATTCCAAAAGATCAAAACTCTACGATTAATATGGTTTATCACCAAAGCGTACAGTTTGATACAGACATTAAAGCATTTGACGCTATTACAGTTTACTATTACTATAAAGAAGAAAAGCCCAACGAGTACTATGCTTTTGTTGGAAAAGACACATTGGTAAACACAGTAACTGGAATGAAGTTTGTTTCAGACCTTATGGCAAAAGATGTTATTCTTTCTTTAAATGATCAGTCTTTAGCAAAAAGTGGACAGGCTCCAGAAGACCCAGTTTTAGGAGTAATCTATCAAGTTAAGCCTATAAGTTTTAAATGGTATTGGGCAATCAACGACATGACGGTTGGATATCAGCAAGAATTCCTTATAAAAAGAAATGGAATTTGGGCTTACATTATTGCTGACGATTTAAAAGTTGGAGACACAGGATTAAACTCAGAACTAGTAGAAACTCAGATAACTAGCAAGGTAAGAATAGATGCTCCAATTAGCGGATATCAATTGTTAATTGTTGACTCTAAGCCAATCATTACGGAGTCATTTGTAATCAGAACAAGAACGGAGTAATTGATGAAGAAGTCTATCTTCATACAAATTCCTTCCTATAAGGACTACGAACTTGAACCTACAATTCTAGACTGTATCAATAAGTCTTCTGGCAAGTTTGATTTAAGGTTTGGAGTTTCTTTACTTGTTCATGGAAAAAACGATGTACCAGTTCCAAAGTTATCTAATGTTCATGTAACTAGATTAACATTTGATGATGGCTATGGTGTTGGATTTTCTAGAGCAAGGGCTAACGAATGGTATGCTGGAGAAGACTACTACTTTCAAATTGATTCACATGAAAGGTTTAAACCAAACTGGGATCTATACCTAGTTTTAGAATTAGAAAGATTAAAAGCAAATGGATACAATAAGCCATTAATGTCTGGATACCCTCAGAATTATTGGTTTAATGATTATGGTATGCCAACATATTTTGATGATGACTATATAACTAGTTTTAAATTTGTAGATAAAAATATTACTCAATTTTCAGAAACAGGAGTGTTAGATCAAACTGCACACCTTAATGATAAAAGCAGAACAATCAGAGCAAGATCATCTTGTGCTGGAATGGTGTTTACTGTAGGAGACTACGGTCTTATAAAGCCAAATGAAAAGATTATGTTTTGGGGAGAAGAAAACCTACAGTCTGCAAGAGCAATCACTAATGGATTTAGTTTATTTACTCCTCAAAAGAATGTTGTTTACCATCAGTATTTTGCAAAGAGTGAAGAGAACAGAAGCCACAAAAGAAATAAAAGAGCGCATGTTTGGTCAGACCTAAGAGATCATGGATTTGACGACTGGCATCAAAAAGATGAGGCTGGAAAAGAGTATCTAGTTAATCTATTTAAAAACTGGGAGATAAGTCAAGAAGGACTAGGCAGCGTTGTAAGTAAAGAACTGTATACTCTATACACTGGGATAGATCACGACTTGCGTTCTTTGACAGAAGATGCTATAATGGGAACTGAACCAAACGACTTATTAAGGAATATATAATGGAAACAAACCGATATGAACTAGTAATCACAGCACTACAGCAGCGAATTGGGGAGATAGTGGCAAACTATGAAACCCAGATTGCAATTCTTAGGGCTGAGTTAACAGCAGTAACTGCACCAGCAGAAGAAGAAACTAAGGTTGTTGAAACAACTGATAAAAAGGGGAGTGCTAAGAAGTAATGTCTTTTACTGATGGAACACCAATTACCTTTTCGTTTATTGAAAAGATTCAAAATGAGTTAAATAAGATTATTGGAAACATTGGCTCTAAGAGCATTCCAAAGATCTTTATCAATGGAACGATGGTAAAAGATCCACAGATTCTATCTAGACGAGTAGACATTAAGGCACCAGCAAAAACATTAGTATTTGAATATAGAGTTAACTTTACAGATGCTGCATTTCAAACTAATCCAAATGTCACAATAACACTTCAGCACCCTAAGTATCGTGCATATGCTTCAATCACACAAATTACCCCTGCATCGTTTCAGGGATTTATTACAGTATCACCACCAACAGAAAAGGCTACAGGTATTGACACATCAGTACCATTTGTGCTAAACTATATCGCTGTAGGATCATAATTAAATAAATGAATAAAGGCGGATACGTTCTCGTAAACGCCCCTAATCATCCTAGAAGACATAAGGATGGAAAATATTGGCAACACATAATTGTTTGTGAACAGATTCTCGGAAGGCAACTTCGCAGATGGGAATCTGTTCATCACATTAATGAGATAAAGAATGATAATAGACCAGAAAACTTATTTGTTTGTTCAAGGAAAGAGCATGACAAGGCTCATAACATGCAACCAAATAAAAAAAGAAAGAATTGCAAGAAGTAAAAACTTCTGCTACAATACGCTAATTACAGAAAGGTAATTAATGAGTAACGATTTAAAATGGATGCTGTCGTCTGATCAGCAATTTCCTTATCAGGACGATAAAGCCATTGAGTTGTGGTTTAAAGTCCTAAAATGGTTTAAGCCAGATGTAGTTGATTATCTTGGAGACACAGATGATCAGGCTTGTTACAGCAAGTATACTGAGGGAAGATCAGCAGAGTTCTTAAACCTACATAAGACTGACAGTCGAGACCTTATTGTTCCCATGATGAGACATGAGGCGAAAGGCGCAAGAGATTTTTATACAAAGACTCGTGAGATGCTTCCAGATGCACAATTGTTTTCTGCGTTGGGAAATCACGACGTAAGAATTTTTGATTATTTAGACAAAAAGTTACCAGAATACATTTCAGAAGTAACTCCAGAATCTTTGTGGTCTTTGGACTCCTTGGGATACGAATACATTTACTACAACGAATTGCCAAAGCGTCGCTTTGGAGATATTCACGTTCATCACGGATTGTCTGTTTCGGATACAGGTGCTGTTCGTAAAGACATGAATGATCTACAGATTTCTTTGATCCGTGGACACTCACATAGAATTGCTTCACACTTACAAACATACGAGTTGCGTAATAATGGAGAGGGCGAAACTATCCGTGGATATGAAATCGGGCACATGTGCGATGAGAAGGGTCCAGGAATGAAGTATACCCAACACCATGATTGGCAAAAGGGGTTTGCTATTGCACACATTGTAAATGATTATCCACATATTCAGATGATTCATATTGCACCAGATTATTCATGTGTTGTAGATGGAAAGGTGTTTAAGGTTTGATCAATATGTATTGTGGAAGATGTTCCACCAAAGAAAGAAAAAGCAGGGTGTTTGTTGACCGTGTGTTTACCTCTCAACTGCACCTAGAAATGTATTGCCTTACTTGTGGTAAGAGATGGATGTTTCATCCACCAGAGGCTGGAGGAAGACTGGCTCTTCGTGTAATGGCACTTGAGCAGAAGTTCTTGAATGGAAGTAGTCAGGGACGATGAAAGGTATCTCACCACACTTTACTCAATACAGAAGATACTTCTTCTTAAATGGTAAATTACATAAAATGATTTATGTTGACAAGGCTCAAAATCTTTGTCATGCTCTTTTGCTAGAGGATAATAAGTTAATGTCGTATATTTACTCTGACGTAAAGAAGATGCATAAAAAAGCATTTACTATTGGTGAGGTTGCATTATTGGTTAATCGACACAAGAATAGAATTAGAGAGGCTATGGATAACGACTCCTTGCCTTTTCCTCAATCTATTCCAGGTAAGAGAAAAACTTACATGTGGAGTGAAGACGAAGTTTTAGATGTAAGAGATTATTTTGCAAGCGTTCACAGAGGCAGACCAAGAAAAGATGGAATATCAAAGTCTTGGAATGTTCCAACCATAGAGGAGTTAAGGTCAAAGATGTTAAGGGAAACCACCTTGTATGTTCAAAACGATGAGGGTAAGTTTATCCCTTTGTGGAAAGCAGAGGGTTTCTAGTGGGAATACTTGATAACCTAGAAGCGTACCTTGAACACGATAATCAAAGCGCACAGTTAGAGTTAAACTTTGATGAAGAGCAAGACTTAGGGGATATGGAAGAAGATGAAGAACTAATTGAATTAGATCGTGACTCTTTGCTTGGGGCAGCAGTCAACACTTTATCTTTGGCTACAGACTATGCAAACTCTAAAAATGATTACAATGCATTGGCAAGAATATCAGATAGGTGGCTAAAAGCAGCAATGGTATTAGAGGGAATGGGCAAGCAAGAAACAAAGAAGTATCCATTAGGATTTCAAGCATTAGATTCGGAGGACGATGATGAAGGAGACAACTAAGGTTCGTGTTGGACTAAAGTATGTAAGAAACTTAGGAAACTATGAAAGCATACACGTTGATATTGGCATAGAAGACTGGGTAAGAGATTCAGATCAAGGAACCTCTTCAGCAGTTGACAGGGTTTATGCGTTTGTAGAAGGAAAACTACTTGAGAAGATGAAGAGTATTGAGGAGGAAATTAATCATGTCGTTTAAAGAAGAAGCAGAGGTAATCTCTGCAGTATGCAAGAATAAAGATATTTATGTTCTTTACGAGAACAACGTAGATCCAATGATGACAAATTGTGGGGATATGTGGTCTTTTATTAAGGATTACTATAACGAAACAAAAAGCGTTCCAAATGTAGACTTAATTCAGTCAAGATTTAAAGATTTTACCCCAGTAGAATCAGGACCTACAATCTATCATGTAAACAGATTAAAAGAAGTGTATCTTGCAGATGCTTTAAAAAATGTATTAAGAAAGTCTGCTAACTTTGTTCAGTCTGGAGAAAACTCTTCTGCCCTTAATCTTTTGAGTTCAGAGGTTTCTAACATTGCTAGAATTACATCTCGTGTTAAAGACGTTGACGTTACAGACATTGATGATGCGGTTGCCCACTTTGACTACGTTCAAAAGATGGCAGCAGAAGGTCGTGTTGGAATCAGAACTGGAATTAAATCACTAGACATATGCTTGCCTATGGGAATTGCTGACGGTCAACTTGGAATTATGCTTGCGTATCCAGCAATTGGAAAGTCTTGGCTGGCACTGCATCTTGCAGCACAGGCATGGAAGGTTGGCAAGAAGCCAATGATCATTAGTCTTGAAATGACTGAGAAAGAAGTTAGAAATAGAATCTATACAATTCTTGGTGATGGAAAATGGTCTCATAGAAAGTTAAGTTCTGGAGATGTTGACAGAGAAGAGTTTGCAGCGTGGGCAGATGAAAATCTAAAGGATAAGCCTAAGTTTAAGATTATTTCTATGGACGGAGAAAGTGCTATGACACCAAATCTAGTTCGTGGAAAGATTGATCAATACAAGCCAGATATTGTATTTATTGACTACCTACAATTAATGACAGATAATGGAAACACTTCTGGTAGCGAAGTCATTAAGGTTAAGAACCTTTCAAGAGAACTTAAACTATTAGCAATATCATGCAACTTACCAGTTGTAGCCATTACGTCTGCAACCCCAGACGATGCACAAGACCTAGAATCTGTACCACAATTAGGTCAGGTTGCTTGGTCAAAACAGATTGCGTATGATGCAGACTGGATTTTGGCTATGGGAAGAAAAGCACATAGTACTGCACTAGAGGTCGCTTTTAGAAAGAATAGAAACGGTTCTTTAGGAGACTTTATTATGAATGTAGACTTTGACTCTGGAAGATTTAAAGAAGTATTTGATATATCATAAGGGGGGTATAATTGTTATGGAATGGAATTCATACAGCCCAAGAACCTTAAGATGTTTATGTACGAAGGAGAGTACTCAGATGAGTCTGACGTTATCAGGCTCAAGGCTCAATATGAAAAACTATTGATCTCCTATATGAGGTCTAAAGGATATCTGAGACAGATTGACTTAGATCCAGTCTATACTGTAGACTATAACGGTAAGACTTTTAAGTTTGAATTATTTATGTATGGCATTTATGTCGGAAAGAGAAGGTCACAGTGTTACCAGTTCGTAATGGGAACAAGGCTTATACCGATGAGCAATTTACCGCAGAGCAAGTTAAATCAGTGTTGCAAGAATGCGGAATCAGTATTGGGTCGGAATTAGAGACTCATTATTTAATTTATTGTCCATTTCACTATAACGTCAATACCCCTGCTTGTGAAGTAGATAAGACAAAGGGTTTGTTTATTTGTTTTTCTTGTAATGAAAAGGGAAGCCTATTTGATATTGTCACAAAGACAACAGGCAGAAAGTATTTTGAGGCTAGACGGTTTATTAATGGCAAGTCTACAGAAACTGTTAATATTGCAGAGACAATTGAGACAAACGTTGAGCCAATGCCAGAGTTTCAACCTTTTGATATGGAGTTGATTAACTCACTGCACGAACAACTGTTAAAGTCTGATAGGGCTAAGTCTTATCTTTATAACAGAGGGATAAACGACTTTGGTATCAAAAACTTTTTAGTAGGTTACTCTGAAAAGCAAGATATGATTACAGTTCCAGTATATAGTCCAGAAGGATTATGTGTTGGATTTGTTGGAAGATCCATAGAAGGAAAAGTTTTTAAGAATAGTATAAATCTGCCAAGAAACAAAACATTGTTTAATTTATCAAACGTAAAGTACACTTCAGATGTTGTGGTTGTAGAATCAAGTTTTGATTGTATTAGGCTGTGGCAGTTGGGTATCCCTGCTGTGGCTACACTAGGGGCAATGATTGGCTCAAGGCAGATATCTTTAATGTCTAAGTATTTAGAGACAATGATTTTGGCTATGGATCATGACGATGCAGGCAAGTCTTTAGAGAATAAGATTAAACAAGCATTACCTAACAAAAGCATATCCTCAATGGAGTTTCCAGATAACTACAAGGACGTTGGGGCTATGTCAGATGAAAGCATTAAGCATTACTGGCGCAAGTCCTCTGAATTTGACGAACTGCTTTCTTTTTGATATAATAGTATCAACAGGCTCACTTATAGAGCCAACTACTTAAGGAGTATAAATTATGGCTGTAATTACAGGTCTCAAGAATATCCAAAAGGTTATTGAGAAACCAAAGGGTGCAATGGATGCACCAAAAGCAACTTGGCTAAAACTAGAAGATGGTCAAGGAATCAAAGTACGTTTTATTAACGAAGTAGACGGAGACTCAAAGTTTTACGATGAAAATCGTGGTCTTGCTATTGTCGTTGCTGAACACACAAATCCAAAAGATTATCGTCGAAAGGCTGTTTGCACTATGGACGACGAAGGTCGTTGCTATGGTTGCGAAATGGCTAGAAAAGAACCAAAGACTGGCTGGAAGGCACGTCTACGCTTTTACTGTAACGTTCTTGTTGACGATGGTAACAAGGATCCGTATGTTGCAATTTGGTCACAAGGTGTTGGTCCAAAGGTAACAAGCACAAATACAATCTTTGAATACGCATCCGACAACGGATCAATTTCAAATTTGATTTGGCGTTTAAAAAGAAATGGAACTGGAACACAAACAAATTATGTTCTAATTCCTATTGCACCAGACACAGAAACATTTGATTGGTCTGGAATTGAACCGTATGACTTGCAAAAGTCTGCAATTAGAAATGTAAACTATCCAGATCAAGAATCATTCTACATGGGCTTGATCGAAGATACAACAACCTCTACTGCTGTAGATTGGTAAAAGATTGGGTGGGGAGTTTAGCCATTTACTCCCCACCTAACACAAACAGATAGGAAGACATGTTTAACAACCATCACTCACACTCATACTATAGTTTGCTAGACGGATACTCTAGCCCACTAGAGTTGATGCAACGTGCAAAAGAAGTTGGCATGTCTTCTATGTCTATTACAGATCATGGTACTTTAAGTGGTCACAGAGATTTTCTTATGGCTGCAAAAGAAACTGGTGTAAAGCCAATCCTTGGTCTTGAGGCATATTTTACAACAGACAGAAATGATAAGCGTTCTAAGAAAGAAAGAAACGAAGATGAACAGGTTTATAATCACTTAATCGTTTTGGCAAAAAATGAAACTGGTTTATCTAATCTAAGTAAGATATCTGAGATAGCGTGGAACGACGGGTTTTTTACAAAACCAAGAATTGACTTTGATATTCTGGAAGAAAATCATGAAGGTCTTATAGTTTTATCTGGATGCATGAACGGAATCATTGCAAAGGCTATTCAAAACAACAACCCTTCTTTAGCAAAACAATATACTGCTTGGTTTAAGGATGTGTTTAAAGAAGACTTTTATATGGAAGTTCAGCCACATAACCCAGTAGAATTAAACATGCAACTTCTTTCCCTTGCAGATGAAATGGGAGTAAAGCCAACGGTAACCTTAGACTGCCATTATGCTTCTCCAGAAGATCGGATTGCAGAAGAGATTATGCTTATCCTTGGAACGCATCCAAATGTTCTTAAGGAATCAAGTTTTGATGCAAGCAGAAAGATCAAGGACATTATGTCCAGACTTGATTACCTATATGGAGAAAGAAAAATGTCTTTCAAGGACTTAGACATTTATTTGATGGGTTACGAAGAGTTAATGTCAAAGATGAAAAAGTCTGGAATTGATCGACTAGACATGTTTGAGTCAAGCATGGAAATCTCTGATAAGGTTAGTAGTTATGAATTAAAGCAGAACCTAGACTTACTACCAATTCAGGTCTCAGACCCCGCACAGGAACTCCAGAGGCTGTCTTTTGCTGGTCTTAAAGCAAAAGGTCTAAACAATGATGAAGCATACCTAAAGCGTCTTAATGATGAACTAAGTATTATTAAAGAAAAGAATTTTTCTGCATACTTTTTAGTTGTAGCCAACATGATTGGTTGGGCAAAGAATAATGAAATTATGGTTGGTCCAGGTCGTGGCTCTGCTGCTGGATCACTAGTTTGCTACGCTCTTGGAATCACTGACGTTGACCCAATAGAGCACGGACTTCTATTCTTTAGATTTATTAATCCAGAACGTAATGACTTTCCAGATATTGACACAGACTACCAAGACTCTAGAAGAAATGAAGTTAAGGATTATTTAACAGAACAATATACTAACGTTGCATCTATTGCAACATTCCTTACATTTAAAGATAAGGGTGTTGTGCGAGATGTTGCAAGAGCCTTTCATATTCCACTAGCAGAAGTAAATAAGTCCCTTAAGAATGTTGAAACTTGGGACGAGTTTTTATCAAGCAAAACAACAGAAGAATTTAGGTCAAAGTATCCAGAGGTTGTTTTCTATGCAGATAAATTGCGTGGAAGAATTCGTGGAACTGGAATGCATGCTGCAGGAATAGTTGCATCTCAAGAGCCTATATCAAACTTTGCTCCTATGGAAACTAGAAAAGATACACAGAGTGACTCAAGAATTCCTGTTGTTGCGGTGGATATGGAAAAAGCAGCAGACATTGGATTGATTAAAATTGATGCTCTTGGTTTAAAGACTCTTACAGTTATAAAGCAAACGCTAGATATAATCAAAGAGAGACATGGCAAAGAGATCAATCTATCCACCCTTCCACTTCACGATGCTGAGGTCTATGCAGATCTTAGTGCAGGTTTTACAAAGGGTGTCTTTCAGGCTGAAGCAGTTCCATACACAAATCTTTTGGTTAAGATGGGCGTAAGCAACTTTGACGAACTTGCTGCTTCTAATGCTTTGGTTCGTCCAGGAGCCATGAACACCATTGGAAAAGAATATATTTTAAGAAAAAAGGGTAAAAAGCAAGTAAAGTACATACATGATTTATTAAAACCATATACAATAGATACCTATGGATGTATTCTCTACCAAGAACAAGTTATGCAAGCATGCGTACACCTTGGCGGTATGTCCATGTCGGAAGCAGATAAAGTTAGAAAGATCATTGGAAAGAAAAAAGATGCTAAAGAGTTTGACCAGTTCAAAGAACAATTTGTTACTGGAGCATCTAATCACATCTCAGAGAAGGAAGCAGAGGCTTTATGGCATGATTTTGAGGCTCATGCTGGCTACTCTTTTAACAAGTCTCATGCTGTTGCTTACTCTATGCTATCTTATTGGACGGCTTGGCTAAAAAAATACTATCCGCATGAGTTTATGTTTGCAATCCTTAAAAATGAAAAAGACAAGGATGCTCGTACAGAATATTTAATTGAGGCTAAAAGAATTGGAATCAATGTTCGTTTGCCACACATTAATGAGTCTGACATTGACTTTAAACTAGAGGGTCAATCTATTCGATTTGGGTTGGGTAACGTAAAGTTTATATCAGAGAACATTGGTAAAAAGATTCTTGCTAACGCACCATACAAGTCTTATAAGGATTTTGTAGACTTTGCTATGGAAAAAGGATCTGGCATTAACAGCAGAGCAGTAGACGCATTAAACAAAGTTGGTGCTGCTGCATTTAATGACAAGCCAAGAACTGGTGAAGAAAGACAAAACTATTATGAATATCTAAATATTCCAGAATTTAATTCAGAGATTCCTAGATATATGGAAGCATACTTTACTCCACTAGAGGAGTTTGACGAGGTTTCTTGTATGATAGTTTCTGCAATGGTAAAGTCAATCAAACGTGGCAAGGGTTGGTCAAGAGTAGAGATTGTAGATAAGACTGGCAGCATTGGTGTTTTCCATGATGAAGATACAAACATTGAACCAGGAAAAATTTACATTATTTTAATTGCTAGTAACAGAATTGCTGGTTTTGCAAAAGCAGAAGATCTTGAAAATATATCAAATCCTTTTGTTAAGTTCTTAAAGGCTAGAACTATTCCACTTGCAAACGACGAGTACTTTGTGGTAGACTTTAGTACAAGAAAAACAAAGAAGGGCGATAAGATGGCTAACGTCGTCTTATCTAATTCAGATAAAGAACTAACATCGATTGTGGTTTTTCCATCGCTATATGCAACAGCCTTGGTAAATATGAGACCAGGAAGTGCATGTAAACCACAATTGAGTGAATTAAAAGACGGTGGACTAACATTAAAGTGGGTAGAAAATGGAAAGGCTTGAACTAGATAGATTGGCATTAGAGTTGCACTCTACTGCTGTTACAAAGAAGTTTTGGGACGAATATCCTAAGAACGGAACAGAGTCAGAGAAGTTTGTTTTTTATGCAAAGCAAATCGCAATGATTCATTCTGAGGCTACAGAGGTATTGGAGTCTATTAGAAAAAGAAAAGATAGCCATGAAACAGTTGAAGAACTGGCGGATATCTTGATTAGAACGTTGGATCTTTATGGCGCAATGTATTCTTATGGATATACTCCATTTAGTTTACAGAAGGTATTAGAATCAAAGATGGACAAAAACCTAAGTAGACCTGACAAACATGGTGTCCTTGGATAAGAAAAAAATAGATGGTTATTTTTTAGAGGGATCAGATAACGAACTTCTTTTGGTCCTTAGAGGTTACGACGAAGAAATATTTTTGTCGTTAATCAAAAAACTTGCCACCATGAGAGATACAGATATTAAGAAGTTAACAGATAAATTGGAGGAGCATTTTTATGAAAGAGATAGCATTAGAAAGCATTCTAAGCAACCTAGATCCAAAAACAAGAAATAGGGTTCAGAAGGCTGTAAACGTAGAGATTGAAAAGCAGCCAACACCAAGCCTTGGTCTTAACGTTGCATTAAATGGTGGTCTTGGGTATGGGCGACAGGTTTTAGTTTGGGGAAATAAGTCTGCTGGTAAGTCTTCTTTTTGCTTACAGTTAATTGCAGAAGCGCAAAAACTTGGAAAGACCTGTGCTTGGATTGATTCAGAGCAATCATACTCTGCAGATTGGGCAAGCAAACTAGGTGTAGATTCAGACAAACTAATCTACTCTGGAGCAAAAACTATTAACGATATGGTAGATGTAGGAACAGATCTAATGTCTGCAGGCGTAGACATTATTGTTGTTGACTCTATCTCAGCCCTCCTTCCAGCAATTTATTTTGAAAAAGATGGAGAAGAGTTAAAGTCTCTAGAAAATACAAAGCAGATAGGTGCAGAAGCAAAAGACATGACGCATGCTGTTAAGATGCTTAATTATGCTAATAAAAATACATTGTTAATTTTAATTTCTCAACAAAGAAATTCTTTTGGCTCAATGCATGCGACACACATTCCAACTGGAGGAATGGCTACAAAGTTTTTTAGCAGCACAATTATTAAGTTGTGGTCTTCAGAAGCAGAAGCAAACAGAATTAAATCAGACGTTCAAGTGGGAGACAAACTCATAGAACGCCCTGTAGGTCGTAGTGTAAACTGGAACGTAGACTATAACAAAACTGGTCCACAGTTTGTTTCAGGGGCATATGACTTCTACTTTTTAGGTGAACACGTTGGGGTTGATAAGGTAGCAGACCTTGTTGATACAGCAGAACTTATGGGCTTAATTGAAAAAGGTGGTGCTTGGTATACCGTTCTTGGAGAAAGATTTCAAGGAAGAGCAAAGGTTGTTGCATATGTTAGAGACAACAAAGAGGTCTTTGAAAAATTAGAAAAGATGGTGTATGAAAAGATATGAGCATCGATCCCAATGAGTTTATCAAAAAAGAAAACAAGCCAGTAAAAGAAGAGTTTGATACGATCACTGGAAGTTTTAGTTGTCAAAGTTGTGACGAGTCAGTAGATTCCGCATTCTATGATGAAGAGAATAGACAGATATTTTGGGATTGTTCTTGCGGTAAAAGAAACAAGGCTAGACTATGAGCGAAGCAAGCGAGATTAAAAGAATGGGTGGCAAAGCCCATAAAAATAGTGGTCGTGGTCAGTATCAAAAAGCAGATGCAAGTTGGAAAATGTTTATCGTAGATATTAAAGAGTTTAGTAAATCATTTGGATTATCCAAAAGTGTTTGGTCTAAAATTGTTACAGATACTCTTAAGACAGATAACGAAAAGTATCCAGCACTAAAGGTTGTTCTTGGTGAGGGTTCAAGTAAGGTAAGATTAGCAGTCATAGAGTGGTCTATGTTAGAAGAGTTAGTAGAAAGGTACAATAATGAGTGATTCAACATTAGAGTTAATCAATCAGATTACAGAGTTTAACGACATACATGAGTTTATGCAGGACAAAGATTTAGATGAGGCTTTGGCTATCATCGTTAAGATTCTTATGAAGCCAGACATTCCTGCCACACAGGCTCCAGTCTTGATTTCAAAACTGCAGGCTATGTCTGCAAAGTTTGGAGTTATGGCTACTTGGTATACAACAGTTCAGAAGGGTCCTGCAGGATCCTCCAATAACATCAAAAAGAATGTATACTATACAATGAAAGACTCTTTAGACAAACTTGTAGATGCTCTAAAGTATGTGGCTAGATATAACCTAGGAGCGTAGTGGCAAAAAACTTAATTGACTCTGTAAGACGGGGCAAAAATAAAGAAGCGTTTGATACAAAAGGATTTATCAAGGCATTGAATAAGTCCTACCTTGAAGATAAGAACGCATCAAAGTATATGAAGAAGAATACTTTCTCTCCAAGTACTATTGGGTATGGTCACGGAATGTGTCCTAGGTACTGGTTCCATGCCTTTAATGGTACAGAGTTTAAGGATTCATTTACTGCTCCATCCGTTGCATCTATGTTAAGTGGAACAGCAGCGCATGAAAGACTGCAGTCAATTATTTCAAAGATGGAGTTTTTTAAAGAACTTGAAAGAGAAATTTTAAGTGAGGATCCACCAGTAAGAGGCTTTGCTGACTTTGTTTTGGAGAAAGATGGCAAGGAAATTGTTGGAGAAATCAAAACAATAAAGGACGAATACTATGACATTAGAAAGGCTAGTAATAGCCCTTCAGAAAGCCACTACCTTCAACTACTAATCTATATGAAGATTGAAAAGGTTGAGCAAGGTTTTATCCTATATGAGAATAAAAACACAAATGAGTTGCATGCAGTACCAGTAATGCTTGATGCAGAGGCTGAGAACTACATTGACTATGTGTTTGATTGGATGCGTGATGTTTACTCTTCATACAAAAATGACACTATGCCAGAAAGAGTGTTTACTGAATCAAGCAGACAATGTAAGGGCTGTCCAGTATCTTCTACATGTTGGGCAAATGGCGATGGAGAAGTTTTCATAGAACAGTTAGAGGTTAGATAATGAAGGTTTGTGCTAACTGTCAGAAAAGTTTTATGTTTAAGACTCATAATCAAAAATATTGTTCAAATGAGTGCTGTCGTCTTGCAACCAATAAAAGAATAATGGAAAAGTATTATGACAAAAGGGCTAGACTAAAAGGTAAAGAAAGGCTATGTTTGTCTTGTGACGCTGCACTAAGCAGATATAACAGTGAAGATATTTGTGCTTCCTGTTATGCATCTATGGTAAAAAACAAAGTTGTTATAGCAAGGGGGTTGGTAAAAAATGTCGCTAATGCAAGCAAAAAGGGCAGACGCAAAAAGAATCCTGGGGATTGATGCATCCACCAACTCTGTAGCATTTACTTTGTTTGTTGACGGTAAGCCATCAAGATGGGGTAAGATTGAAATGGACGGAGACATATATGAAAAGGTTAGACAGTCCAGAGTAAGATTTGCTGATGCAATGAAAGAACTTAATCCAGACTACGTTGTTATTGAGTCTGCTATTTTGGTTAGATCACCAGATGCAAGCATTAAGATAGCAATGGTTGTTGGCTCTATAATTGGAAGCCTAGAAAAACACGTTAGGGTTATTACCGTAAAGCCAACAGAGTGGCAAAATTATATAGGAAATAGAAACTGGACAAAGGTACAAAAAGACTCCTTTAAGGTTGAGCATCCTGGGTACAAAGAATCTTGGTACAGCAATAAGATCAGAGAGAAAAGAAAGCAGTTTACGGTAGACTACTTTAATAAAAAGTATTCTATAGAACTAGATGATTTTGATGTTGCCGATTCTTTTGGAGTGGCATACTTTGCAACGGAGAGGCTATGAAGTTATATCAAAGTAAAGAGTGGCTTTACAGAAGGTACGTTGTTCAAAAGAAGACTGTTACAGAGATAGCAGAAGAGTGCAAGACCTCATATCAAACAGTTTATAGATATCTTGTGTCTTTTAATTTAATTAGAGATCCAAGAAAGATAAAGAGATAAGTACTGTTTTATGGTAAACTATAATCATAACAATGGAGTAATATGAGCAAAGATATTGAATTAGCAGAGCGTTGGGAAAAGATCAATAAGGTAGTTGAAGAATACCTTAAAGGAAATACTCCTACCCAAATTGCAAAAAGCACTGGCTATACTAGAAACCAAGTACAGGAATACATTTCTGAATGGCAGCAGGTTATCTGGAGCGATAGACAGATTCAAGAACGTGCTAAGTCTGCAATTATGTCTGCAGATCAACATTTCAATATGTTGATTCAAAGTGCTTGGGAAACATTAGACCAAGCAGATCAGGTTGGAAATCTTGGTGCAAAGACAACATCAATTAAGATTATTTCTGACATAGAGTCAAAAAGAATTGATATCTTGCAGAAGGCTGGACTATTAAACAACAATGAGTTGGCTATGCAAATCGCAGAGGCTGAAGAAAGACAAGAAGTTTTGATTAAGATATTACGAGAGGTTTCTTCTAAGTGTGATAATTGCAAGGTAGAGGTTGCAAAAAGATTGTCACAGGCTAGTGGACAGGCTGAGGTAATAGAGACCAATGGTTGATTTTAATTTTAACGAACTCTTTGAAATATTAGATGGAGAAGAGTTTGAAGAAAGACCAGTAACCATTGAAGAGTTTGTTGAGTCACAAAACTATCTTGGCTTGCCACCACTTTCAGATAACCAATATAAATGTATTCGTGCCATGTCTCAGATCTATAAGCAAGAAACTTTAGAAAGACTTTATGGAAAAGAAAAAGGGTTTGAACGTTGGAAGCAAACATGCAACGAGGTTGTTCTTCAGTTAGGTAAGGGTAGTGGAAAAGATTATATGTCTACCATTGCAGTATCTTATATTGTTTACTTATTGTTATGCTTAAAGGATCCAGCAAAATATTTTGGCAAGCCTCCAGGAGATTCAATAGACCTAATTAATATTGCTATTAACGCTCAACAGGCTAAGAACGTTTTCTTTAAAGGTCTTTGTAATAGAATCGATAAGTCACCTTGGTTTGTTGGAAAGTACAATAAAAAGGCTGACAGCATAGACTTTGATAAGAATATATCTTGCTATTCTGGGCACTCAGAACGTGAGGCTTTTGAGGGTTACAACGTACTCACAGTAATCCTTGACGAGATTTCTGGTTTTGCTATAGACAACACTAGCGGTCATGAGCAGGCTAAAACTGGTTCAGCAATTTATGATATGTACCGTGCATCAGTTGATTCTCGTTTTCCAGATCACGGAAAGGTTATTCTTCTATCATTCCCTAGATATAAAAATGACTACATCCAGCAAAGGTACAATGCTGTTGTTGGAGAAAAAAATATTATCATTAAGCAGCATGAGTTTATTTTAAATGAAGAGTTGGATGAATCAGATCCATCAAACAAGTTTACTGTAGAGTGGGAAGAAGAGGAAATTATATCTTATAAGATACCTAAAGTTTTTGCTTTGAGAAGACCTACTTGGGACGTAAACCCACAAAGATCTATTGAAGATTTTAAGATTGCTTTCTATACAAATCCAAACGATGCATTGGCACGTTTTGCCTGTATGCCTGGAGAAGCAGAAGATGCTTTCTTTAAGTTCAGAGATAAGATTGAAAAGGCTTTTAATGGACCAGATGCTTTTGTAAACAGCCGTGTTGAAGAATGGATGGTTCCAGATCCAACAAAACAATACTATATGCATGTTGACTTAGCACAAAAGCACGACCATTGTGCGGTAGCAATGTCTCATGTCTCAAAGTGGGTTAATGTTTCTATGGGTAGTTACTCAACAGTTCAGCCAATAGTACAAGTTGACTTTGTAAAGTTTTGGACACCAAGACCTGGAGATCCAGTAGAACTAAAAGATGTAAAACAGTTTATCATTGATATGCGTGGCTTAGGATTTGATATAAGATTAGTAACCTTTGACCGTTGGAATTCATTTGAAATAATGAATGAGTTGAAAGGGCTTGGAATGAATAGCGAAACTCTTTCTGTTGCAAAAAAGCACTATGAAGATATGGCTATGATCATTGCAGAAGAAAGATTATCTGGTCCAGCAATACCCCTTTTGATAGATGAATTACTTCAACTAAGAATCGTAAGAGACAAGGTAGACCACCCTAGAAAGGGTTCTAAGGACCTTTCAGACGCTGTTTGTGGTTCAATATACAACGCAATTGCATATAGCCCTAAAAGGGTTGGAGAAGTAGAACTAGATATACACACATATAGAGACAGCAAGGTTGACAAACCACCACTAGGTATGGGAGAATATGACAATGTTATCAGAGCACCAAAGAGTAGATCGGAGATGCCAGCAGAGATATCTGATTATCTTGCTGGATTAAAACTATTATGATGAGTGAAGATTTTGATGAGGGCGATGCTTTTGTTTCATACCTACTACAGAATGGACATATAGAAGTTCACGGTGTTGATAAGCGTGGAGAAATATATTATAAGTTTACAGAAAAAGGAATAAAAGAGCAGGCAGAGTTTGTAAAGGATCACCAGTCTGTAATATCTGAAGTTGTTTTTGCTCTTTGGGAAAAAAATTTAATGGATATGCAGATGAACCCAGAAACAAACGATTGGATGGGCAAGCCTACAGAACTTGCCTTTACAGATCATGGAATAGAGTTAACGGTTGAAGAAGAAGATGTTTTGGACCAGATTAAGTCACACTTTTTAGAAGGAAACTAAATGTTTGCCTTTATAACTCAGTGGATAGAGTCACTGCCTTCTAAGCAGTTGGTCGCAGGTTCGATTCCTGCTAAGGGCGCAATGAAAGGAAATTATTATGGAAGATAAGTTATATCAGATTGCTATGGCACAAATAGACCCAAACGGTCTTTGCAATTCAGGCTGTTGGTTTTGTCCAGTAGCCTATTCACCAAACCCAGAGTTTGCAAAAAAGACAATGAGTCTAGAATTATTGGACAGTATTTGTAAGCAGTTGCACGAAGGAAAAGGAGACTTTGTTACTCCAAACTTTGATTTTATTTATACTGCACATTACAATGAGGTGCTTTTGTATAAGCACTTTGAAGAAATGCTTCAGATATTTAGAAAATATAATTTTAAAACAATGGTTCTTTCAAACGGAATACCTTTAACCAATCAAAAGGTAGATATTATTAAGCAATATCCAGATGTTGTTTATGGCATATGCTTGAATATACCTTCATCTGAGCCAGAACTTTGGGCACAATATACCAAGTTTAATGTAAAGATGTTTGACAGATTAATGGGTCAAATTCAATATGCTATGGATGAATTGCCAGAATATGTTACAAGCAATAGGCTAACTATTCAGGTTAATGGTGTTAACGAAAACTCTTTATTCCACAAAGGTGGATGGTTGATCATGAAAGAAGGAGCACCATCAATTGATATGAACCCATTGAGTGGAACACTAGCAAATCAAGTAAAGGGTTTTCAAGATAGATTCCCAGGACTTCAGGTTTACGATAACCCTTATCTAGTTGATAGAGCAGGTACTCTTGCAGATATGGGGATTATATCTAATGGGCTAGGCATTCAAAGAGATGCTAACGCTCTAGAACTACTTGAGATTCCTTCAACTAAAAAGGTAATTGGTTGCAAAAATGGAAGAGAAGTTGGTGGTAGAGCAAAGGGTTGGATTCATGTCAATGCAAATGGTCATATGTTCATATGTTGCAATGACTATGAAATGCAGACCATTTATGGCAACTTAGAAGAAAAACCATTAAAGGAAATTTGGAATAGCGAAGAGCACTTGAGCATGGTTCAGCAGGCTTATGACACATTATGCAGAACTTGTGGTGCTGCAATCTGGAGCGAATGATATAATTGTATTAAGGTTCTGTGGCTATTATCTTAGGATGATATAGTTACAAATCGGCAAGAGGATATTAGACAGTGTTCTACCTCCCATACGGCAGGTTGACAAGGTTGCCACAGAACCCCCACTTACTTAAACTAGGAGGATATTATGGATCTTAAAGAAAAGTCTTATGTACTTAATGCAACAGACCGTTGTGATAGATGCTATGCTCAGGCATATGTTTGGGTAAATGGGATTGCTGGAGAACTTTTGTTTTGTGGTCACCACTACAAAGAAAATGAAGAAAGCCTAAAGAGTTATGCTATTGAAATTGTAGATGAGAGGGATAAACTGTGAGAGAAATTTTATACTTTACTGCAAGTTGGTGTAACCCTTGTAAGAAGGTTAAGCCAATTGTAGAGGAGTTAAATAGTGAAATGAAAGATAAGATTAAGATTATAGATGTAGACGATAATTTTAAAAAAGTTCAAGAGTTTGAAATCAAATCGGTTCCAACCTTTGTTGTTTTGGTTGACGGCAAAGAGGTTGAAAGAAGAACAGGTGCTCAGACAAAAGACGAACTAGTGGAATTGTATAGTAGGGTCTGATGCCAAGATACGATTATAAATGCAATAAGTGTGGGATTACCATAGAGTTTGAGAGAGGGTTTGGAGAGGACACAGAGCCTATTTGCTGCAGCGAAGGCATGAGCAGGGTTTGGAGTGCTCCAGCAGCCGTTTTCAAGGGCACTGGCTTTTATTCCACAGATAATGCTAAAAACTAAAAACAATACCGTGATACAATTAGGATCATGGCTGATCTTGGTTTTTCCCCTGGAGAATTAAATTTAAGTTTATATAAAGGTGACACCTTTTCAGCAAAAGTCATTGCAAAAGATGGCACTGGAAACACTCTAGATTTAACTGGATGGGCTATTAAGGCTTTAATTTATGCAGCAGATGGAGTAACACCTCTTAATTTTACGGATGGTGCTACTACCATTCCAGCAGAGTTTCAGATTGGATCAAAGAATTTAGGAGCAGGAGAAATCTTCATGTTCCTTCCAGATGGAGCAACAAGACAGATTCCAACAGGTTCAAAGTTTGACGTAGAAATATCAAAGTTTTACTCAATAGATGAACTCAATGTAGACAATAATACTTCTACTTTAGAGCAGGATCAGTGGGTAGTTTTGACAATAATTAAGGGTACAATTACAGTAGTGAATGATATCACATATTCAACTGGTACAATTCCAGTTGGTAGGGGGCAGATAAACTGATGGCAGACGTAAGCGTATTAAGCGATTTAGCATCCATTGAAGTTAGCGTAGGTAATTTTGGTGGTGCTCAGATTTTGTTTGCTTCTGGAGCACCTTCTAGTGCTGTAGGTTCTAATGGCGATGTTTACTTTAATAAAACTAACGGTGATGTTTACAAGAAGGCTGCAGGATCTTGGACTCTAGAAACTAATGTTGGAACTCAAACCGAAATTGATGCTGCTGTTTCAATTATCAATACTGCTCTTGGAGATAAATCAGATAAGGCAACTACAATTACTGCTGGTCTGGGATTATCTGGCGGAGGAAGCCTAGCAGCAAATAGAACAATCGATGTTGACTTTACAACAGTTGGCGGAGACAATGGAACAAATGAAGAGGTTGCAAGAGGCAATCATATTCATGACGGAAGATATTATACTGAAACTGAATCAGATGCAAGATTTATTAATACAAACAAACTTGGTGTTGCAAACGGAGTAGCAACACTTGATCCAGATGGAAAGATTCCAGCCGTACAAATTCCAAGCGTTTCTTTGGTTGATGTTTTTACAGTTTCATCTGTAGCAGGATTGACAGCATTGTCAACCGCAAAGCAGGGTGACATTGGTATTGTTAATTCTTTAGGTCAAGACTATGCATATATTTTATCTACTGCAGATCCAGCAACATTATCTAACTGGATTGCACTTTCTTTCTTGCCAGGAGAATCAGTAAGTTCTGTTGACGGACAAAGAGGCGCAGTTGATTTATCAGCAATCTATCTAAAATTAACTCCAGGTTCTGCTCAAACAGTTAGCGGAGTCCTTAATCTAACAGGCAATGTATCTTTTACTAATGCGCCAACAATTGGAACTGGGGCAAATGGTAACAATACAGTATTAAATCAAGGAGAAATTGAAGCAAAGATTGCTTTAGCAATTGAAGCATCACGACCAAATAAAACTTTTGATATTATTGGAAGCAACATTAGCAATACAACTGTACAACTTCAGTCTTTAGCAAATAAGACAAGTGGTGTTTCTACTGGAAATACTCCAAATCAATTTATGGTTTCTCAAACATTAATTCCTTTTAGAACTGGAGATGCTGTTACAACTACTGCTGGCTCTGGTGTTACTATTCCTAGCGGATTAAACGCAACAACAACCTACTACGCTAGAGTATTTTCTATCGATCCAAGCGCAGCAACAGTTCCACCTTCATCAGTAACAAACTATGCTGTTACAGTTCCTTTTGGTACTGGAAGTGGATACTACTTGAATACAGTACAAAGACCAATTCTTTCATTCTTCCGTGGAAACACATATAACTTTAATCAAAACGATTCATCAAACGCTGGACACCCAGTCGGAATTACATCTATTGTAGATGATGAAGCAGGTCTTTTGACAATAGCACAGGGAGTAAAGTATTACTTAGATGGTGCTTTAGTTGCAGACTTTGTTGCATATGAAACTGGATTTGCTGCTGCCACAACAAGAAAAGTTGAATTTATTCCAAACGGAAATACTCCAGCAACAGTATATTATTTCTGTGGTCACCATACGCTTATGGGCAACCAAATTAATGTTACAACATATAGCACTGGAAACATAGATGTAACTACAGCAATTCCTCTATCTAGAGGGCAGGCTTCTTCTACTCTTTACAGCAATGCATATGGAGTTCAACTTTATAATACATATGAAAATGCAATAAATGTTGGAAGTTATACTGGTCTTATTACTATAGGAACATTTACAACAAACCTTGTAGCACCAGATTTGCTTTACATTAACACAAACAACAACTTCTTAGAGTTTGATTTTGATATTACAACAGCAATCCAATCAACAACTTCTGGTCTTCAGTTACCAGGAACATTGCTAGATTTTCCACAGGCTCATGTAACGGTATGGGACGGAGTAAGCAAGAGAAAAGTTGAGATTGAAACAATGATAGAGGCTATTGACACAAATGCAGATTCAGTTTTAGATGCTGCAAGATTAAAAGTTATTTTTGCAAAAAGACCAAGATTAGGAGAAAACTACAGAGTACTTGTTGGTCAGTACTCTAAGGTAGTTAATACATAGGGGGAACCATGGCAATTAAATATTTATCAGATATAGATTTAGGCAACCTTCAGTTAGTTCGTGCCCGTGTTGAAAACCGATCAAACAATCCTACTGTCCCAACAGGAGAAGAAAACGATTACAAGGGTTATGTATACTACAATACTGCAGATAACTCTTTTTACTATTTTAATGGAACTAGTTGGGTTAAACTAACCCAGGTAAACGTTGCAAGCGTTAACAACTTAACTGGTGCAATCACTCTGACTACAAACGAAGTTCCAGAGGGAAGCAATAACAAGTATTATGTAAAAGAAACTGCACAAGATGATGTTGCTCAAATGTTTACTGCAGCAACACACAGAGGTCTTAGCGTTAACTATAACGATTCAGCCAACACCCTCAGCGTGGACCTGACTCAAAACGTAACACTTACATTCCCTTATCAAGTTTTTACTGGATCATTAAACCAAACCACCTTTATTATGAACGAAGAAGTTCTAAGCCCAACTCACCTATTGGTGTCAGTTGGCGGAGTCATGCAAACCCCATTTGACTCCTACACAATCAATGGGTATCAACTAGTCTTCTCTGAAGCACCAGAAGAAGAAGCAAAAATCACAGTACGCTATATGGCTGCCCCTGTTGTAATCACAGATACGGTACAATTAGTAGACGGTGGAACATTTTAATGGAGGAATATACTAATGGCACTAGATAGAGTACCATCTTATTTAATCAAGGGCGATGTAGCGTTTAGCCCAATTCAAGCATTGCTGGACCCAGTTAGCAAACTGCGTGTATCAACACCAGAGAACCTAATTGATACAGACTTCGAATATGGTCTTCAGACCACTAAGTGGGAGACTCTTGAATTAGTTAATAATATTCCAACATTCTTCAACCGTGCTGGTGACGACCCAATTGCATTTAATACTATTACAGGAACTAACGGAACAGACGTTATTTTAGTAAACTGTCTTGCAGCACATAACCTAACAGTTGGATCTCCAATTATTGTTCAAGGTTTAAGATCAACATCTGCTGAAGGTGCTTATGTTGTAACTAGAGTTGTAGATGCAAATAATTTTGAATACAAGGCAAAAAGAACACAGACAGTGACTCAGCAACTACACGACACATACACATTGGTTTTTCCAGGACAACTTTATCAGGGTACACAGTACAGACTAGATGCATTGGGAGCAATTCATACAAATGGTGCAAACCCATCAACAATTACAGTTGATACAACAGACCCACACGGTTTTGCGGTAGGAACTAAGTTCCTTCTAACAAACTCTGTATCTAACAAGGTCCTTTCTTTCTCAGGACAGGGCATTGATATTGCATCAGACATTGCATCAACAAAGGTAACCGTTGCAAACAACTTGGTTTCAGGAGCAACTGGATATCAAGAATTCAACACAATACCTTACGATTGGCAGGGAACACAGTCTTTATTCTTTAAGATTTCAAACATTGATCTAAACTTAAATAAGTTTACATTTTTGACAGTTCATGGATTGGCAAATAACGATCAGGTTATGTATGTTTCTCCTATTGGAGACAACGTTGTTGGAGGTCTTGTAAACTATGCAATGTACTATGTTAAGAAGTTAACAGACTATGAGTTCCAACTTACAACAACATTTAATGGTTCAGCGATTGACCTTACTACAAACCCAAGCATTACTTTTGGTCCACACGCATTCTTTAGAGCCTACAAGGTTCAGCAAGTAGATAGCGTAACTAACGACACATTGATTTTAGAAAATGCTCCAGTGTTTACAACTGGTGCAGAAATGTTTTGCTTTACATCAAACTCAGCAACTGGTGGTGTTGCAGCAACTACTACTGGAGGAATTGCAAACATTTCTCTTTCAGTAAACAACTTTAACCCAGTAAACTATGACAAGCATATCGCTGATCAAGTTGACGCACCAAATAGAAGATTAAGACTTACTAGCCCTTCTGGTGCAGTAAGAGATATTATTAATACAAACGTAAATGGATTTACATGGTTGGTTCCATCTGTAGATATTACAGAAAGAGATTCTATTTATGTTCAAAACCACGGCTTTGTTAACAATGATATTCTTCTACTTACTTCTGCACAGACACCTCCAGGTGGTTTGTCTAACGGAAGCATTTATTTTACAGAAAGAGTTTCTAATGATAGATTCCGTGTAAAGGGAACCAAAGCAGGTTCTACCATTCAACTATCAAGCGTTGGAACTGCTACATTAAACTGGGCACTTCGTAAGCCAAATGCTAACGTAGATACTGTTTTCTCAACAGCACATGGAGTTACAGATGGAACACAGTTAGTTTATAACAATGCTGGTAACCCATCAATTGGTGGTTTAACAAACTCAACAACATACTATGCATACAAGTCAGATGCAAATAGATTTAAATTAACAACACAAGCATCTAACCCAATCATTAACTCATACACATTTGTACAAAATACTTCAAATATCAACTTAACTTATGCATATGTTGAACTTGGTCAAACACATAACTGGACTACTGGAGATGCTGTAGAGTACAAGTCTTTGTTTGAAGTTGATGGAATTATTGATTCTTCAATTTACTATGTAAGAGTTTGGACTTCATCACAGTTCTCTTTATACTATACTAAGGCAGATGCACTTGCTGGATCTTCAAGAGATGTTGCTCTTGGAACAGATCAGCGTGTAAGATTTACAGGAAGCCCAACTGGAGACGGAACCTTTAGAAAGGTAGACTTCGTTGACCTAACATCTCAGGCTGCAGGAACTCACACATTTAACGTAATTAAGGAAGGTGGAGCAGACGATGTTTATGAAGTTGCTTCAGTTCCTACAATTAATACATTTACACTCGCTTCATCTTCACAACTAGATAAGCGTTCATTTAACTTTAACCCTTCAGACTCAGTGGACCTATATAGAGATGCAATTTATCTTCCAGGTCACAAACTATACACTGGAGCACCTATTGACTATACAGTTGGTGGTTCAGGAACGGCAATTGGTGGATTAGTTAACACAACAAGATACTATGTCATTCGTGTAAGTCGTGACTGGATTGAACTTGCAGAAACACCAGACCTAGCCAAGGCTAAGATTGCAATTAATCTTAACTCAATTGGAACTGGATCATCACATAACTTCCTAAGCCCATCTGTTGCTGGAGAAGTTTTTGGTAATGGAACTGTTGGAATTACAGTAGGATCTAACCTTGTAACAGGAACTAACACAAACTTCCTAAACTTGTTTAAGATTGGTGATATCTTTAAGGTTAACATTAACCAAGATAACCCTACAATTACTGTTGCTCAATCAGGAACAACTGTTAACACAACAACATCTGTGATTACGTTCAACTCTCATGGATTTGTTAACGGTGAGGCAGTTAGATATAACTCTGCTGGACCAATTGGTGGTTTAACAGATAATAATATTTACTATGTTCGTGTTACAGATGCAAACAATTTCTCTTTGCACGAAAGTCCAGATGGAGCAAATAACAACAACCTTCGTTTAATTCTTACTACAGTAGGATCTGGAAACGGAACCTTTAATAAGTTTAATAACGGATGTACTTTTGAATCTAGAATCACTGCTATCAGAGATAAGACTAGACTTGTAGTTGCAGATAATGTTCCTTCAGTTATCTTTAACAAGCCTCTTGGAAAGAGTGCTGTTATTACTAACAAAGTTTTAAGCACAAATAATGCTACTTTAACAACATTGGTTAACCATAACTTTGTTAACGGAGATCAAGTAGTAGTCACTGGAGTTGACTCTACATTTAATGGCACATACACAATTACTGGTGTCACTGGAAACACATTTACCTATACAAAGGTTTCAGGAAACGTTCCTTCTGCATCAGTTATTCCAAATGGTTTTGCAGCACAAAATGCAAACACTGTTTCAACTCTTAACTATGTTCAGACAACAGCATTGTTCGTAAAGGCAGACGGATTTGCAATTCATAGACCATACGATGGTGGTGTAGAACTTATTCCAGCAACAAACCCTGACGCACAAATCATTCGTCAGACAAGAAAGTACTTTAGATACCAGTCTGGTAAGGGTATCCAAGTTTCTTTTGCAATTAACTTTAGTGCTCCAACAGAAATCACAACCTTAACACGCAATAGCGGTAGCAACATTGCAATTGTAAAGACTGTTAACCCTCATAGAATGAGTAGCGGTGTAAAGATTAAGGTAGAAAACGCAGTTGTATCTGGTGGAACAAACTACTGGAATGGAAACTTTACAGTAGATACAGTCATTGATGATTATCAGTTTACATACAATATGCTTGCAGAGCCTGTTGGAACAAAGGCTCAAGGATTCCCTCAATTTGCTGTTAGAGAATGGCAGAACTCAAGACTTCGTTGTGGATTGTTTGATGATCAAAACGGTATGTTCTTTGAGTATGATGGTCAGTACCTATATTGCGTTAGAAGATCTAGCGTACAGCAGTTGTCTGGAAGAGTACAGACAACATTTAACAGTGCTAAGATATCTGGAACAGACACATCATTTACATCTCAGATTGCAGCAGGTCAAATGATTGTAATCAAGGGTCAGTCATACAAGGTTGTTGGTGTAGATAATGATACAACAATGTATATCCAGCCAGTATATCGTGGTCAATCATCTACAAACGTAGTAGTAACAAAGACTATTGATACTAGAACAACACAATCACTTTGGTCAATTGACAAGTGTGATGGAACTGGTGTTACAGGATACAACCTAGACATTAATAAGATTCAAATGGCTTACATGGACTACTCATGGTACGGTGCTGGTAAAATTCGTTATGGATTTAAGGACCAACTTGGAGAAGTAAAGTATGTTCATGAGTTTAAGCATAACAACATCTTCACAGAGGCTTACTTCCGCTCTGGTAACTTGCCAGCACGTTATGAAGTAATCAATACTGGAACACCAAACTATGTTCCAAGCCTTAACCACTGGGGTACATCTGTTATTATGGATGGAGAATTCCAGCAAGACGATGCATACTTGTTCACAGCAGCAGGTAACATTATTACAAATACAAACGCAACTACTGCTACATTTACAGCACAGATTGCAGCAACAACACAAAGAGCAACAAGATACGATCCAACACAGGGAAGATCTGTTCCAGTATGGAGAATTGAAGCAACTACATATTCTGCAGTTCGTAACATTCCTTCTGGAACTCCTTTGGTTAACGCTACATACCTACAGGCTGGTACAAAGACAGTAGGATCTGTACAGCAGTCTGGTTCTGTTGGTTTCATTTATATTGATAGAGCACCAATCCAAGCGATTGGAACAAACCAAACATTTACATACGGAGACTCTACAGAACTACCAGCATTGATTCCTTTGGTTTCAATTAGATTGGCACCTTCTGTAGACAACGGAACAACTGGTGTTCTTGGTTCAAGAGAAATTATTAACAGAATGCAGTTAATTCTTAACAGCGTTGGTATCCTTACTAACTATGATGCTGAAATCAAACTGCTACTTAATGGTATCCTTGATAACTCAGATTGGCAGAGAGTAACATCACCTTCACTTAGCCAGGTGGTATACCATGCATCTGGAAACACAATCACTGGAGGAACGCAGATTTATAACTTCCGTGCTCCAGGTGGATCTCCAGAAACAGTAGGGTCTTTGTCAAGACGTGTTTCTAACGCAACAACATTTAACTTGAACGAATTGGTTAACATGGGTAACTCAATCCTTGGTGGTGACGGTGTATATCCAGATGGTCCAGACGTTCTTACAATTGCAGCAACCGTTGTAGATCTTATCGGTGTGGGTGCGGATAACCCAATCTCAATCACTGGTAGACTATCATGGTCAGAAAGCCAAGCATAAGGAGATAAAATGCCTACACAGACGCAAATCTTATTTAAGAGAAGCAACACAAGTGGTGCAGTTCCAACAACAACACAGTTGTCTGCTGGAGAAATTGCAATCAATTCTTATGATGGAAAAGTTTATTTCAAAAGAAGTAATGCTCAAGGAGACGCAGTAATTGAATTTGTTACTGCTGGAAATGATGGAAAGATTAATCCATTGTATTTGCCACCACAAAGACTACAGCAAACTTATGTTGTAGGTAGCCAAGGAGCAATGACAGCACTAAGTTCTGCAATTACTGGAGACCTTGCTGTAAGAACAGATCAAGGTAAAACATATATTTTAGGTGGAACTGGAGATTACTCTATTTTAGGAAACTGGGTAGAGTTATTATTTGCTGCAGCAGCCGTTAACAGCGTTGACGGAAGAACTGGAGCGGTAACTCTGACAGACAAATACGCTGGAATTTCAGCATTTGCCTCACTTTCACAACTTGTAGATGATACAATAGTAATGACATTAATGGGAGGATACTAAAAAATGCCAACAACACAAAAGGTACTGTACAGAGGAGTAGCACCAACAACAAACGGTACTCTTTATACAGCAGCAACAACTGGGGGTACTGTAATTACAAACATTATTGTAAGCAATGCCTCAGCATCAGCAGGAACATTTAACTTTACCCTAGACGGTATTGTTTTTGCACAGTCAAGTGCTGTTCCAGCAAATGGTTTTGTTAACTTTGATATCAAGCAAGTTCTACCTAACACAAAGACAATTGCTGGATCTGGTTCATCAACATCAATTTCATTTCATATTTCAGGAGTAGAACTCTCCTAATGCCAATTAATACATATCCTGCAAATGCTGGTGATCATTTTCATAGCGGTCAATACATTCAGAGCAATGGTGACGTTATGAACGGAACACTTCTTTTGAAGTCTGTTAACACAAGGTCTGTAAGTCTTGGAACAGTTAGCGGATCAGTAAACTTGGATATGGCTCAAGGTAATGACTTTATTGTTACCGTAAACGGAGCAACAACCTTTAATTTTACTGGTGTAACTGCATCAAATGCAGTTCTAGGAACATTGGTTCACTCAGTTGGTCTACAACTTATTAATGGTGGAAACTTTACAATGTCTTTCCCTGGAGTAAAGTGGGCTGGAGGAACAGTTCCAACCCTAACTTCTAGCGCAACAGACATTCTTTCTTTTGTTACCTTTGATGGTGGTACCAACTGGCGAGGCATGATGGTATCAAAGGACAGTAAGTAATGATGTTTGTATACGCTCCCAATAACACTGTTCAAGAGATTTTAAACGAAGATATGCTTCGTGCAGCATTTCCAGAGACAGCATTTCCAGTAGATATGTCTAACGCTGAACTTCCAAAAGATTACTATGATGTTAGAGATACAGAGATTCCTGCTTGGGATAAGGCAACAGAAAAAATTGTTGAAGAGATGGTTATTGAATTTGGTCACTGCTGGAAAAAGTATACAGTTGCTAAACTAAATGCAGAAGAACTAATTGCTCACAATGCAAGAAAGTGGTCAGAGTTAAGATATTTAAGAAATGTAGAACTACAAAGAACTGACTGGATGATGCTTCCAGATACTTGGGAAACATTTACAGACAAGCAGAAAAGAACAATTTTAGATTATAGATCAGAACTAAGAAACATTACTGAGGGTTCAGATCCTTTCTCAATTACAATAAAGCCATTTGAGTGGTAAGGGAGGGCGTTAGGATATGGCGTTAAGACCTCATGCTAGAAGATCTGGATTTGCAGCCCCACTATCATTTTTACTTAGACAAATTATTGCTGCTGGATATGTTCATGCAGGATATAAAGACGCTTCTCCTTGGAGAAACGTAGCAAGAATTAATCACTCAAACGATACTTTTACTAACCTTGGAGATGTTCTTCAATATATTCATGCATATGCTGGAGGATTCTCTAATGCCGATAAGGCTTGGATCACTCGTGGTGTTCCAAACTGGCTTCCAGCAACAACAAATGTATCAACGTTTAACATGAGAACAGAGACAACTTTTGGAGGAAACTACTCTGCGCCAGAGGCTATTGCAGACTGCGATGGCATGTGGCAAGAACAACTTCGTGGTTGGATGTATGCACACGGTGCCTCTTCCAATAGAATGAGATTTAATTTAGTCACTGAGGCTTGGATTAGTTCTCTTGGTGGTAACCTTACATCTGGTGGTTCTGGTCATGCAACAGCAGCACACGAAACAAGAGGATGGGCTTGGGCAGATGGTAACACATCATCAAACGCTAGAAGCACTACATTTGCTACAGAAACAGAAGCAGTGACAAATGTTTATGGAAACTATGGTCAACAAAAAGGAATTTCTTCAAAACTTTCATATGTGTATGCAGGAAATGAGGGAGACTATGCTGGTGGCAATAACCTTCGTAGGTTTAACGTAGCAACAGAAACTAACGTTGGTAACGTAGCCAAGCCAATTGGCAACAGTGGAGAAGAAAATTTTGACATGGGTCAAGAAAAACAATTTATGGCTGGCATGTATAATGGTCTACAAAACACTAGATCATGGCGTTTTAATTATACAACAGATAGCGGATACGAAATTACAGGTCCTGCGGGTACACCTGGAAGAAGTTCTGGCTACTGTTCATGGCGTTCTTAGAAAGGAATAAATAGATGAGATATGAGAGAGGTATTACCTCTGATGTAAGCAACTTTAATCAAGATCAAAAAGAGATTTTAAAGTATGCGTTAAACAGACAATGGGGAGTTCCAGTATTTAAGATTGATAATTTTATTGGAAATTCACACTTTACACCCTTTGGAAAAATTAGACAATTCATGATGGAACTTCAGGTTAGAGAAAATGTTGTTATGGACCTAGAGTTAATCATTGAAGAACTAAAAGCAAAAATTGAGATTGAAACAGAAGAAATTGAAGCAACAGATTCTCCAGGTAGAAAGAAACTTCATGCAGTTCAAATTGCTAAACACGAAAAAGATTTGTACGCATACAGAGAAAAGGTAACCTATGCCTATGAAGATAGAGATAAGATTATGATGCTTATTTCTAGATTTAATGATTCAGAAGACGGTAAGTTGCCAGACGGTAGAAGGCTTGTAGATTGCCTTGGAGACCACGATCTTGAAGAACAACTAGAAGAAGAGATGTGGGTAGAACGTCTTGGGTCACAGGCTGCTTGGGATATTGCATTTTATGGAAGACCAGGAATTGGAAACGTTGAGGCAATTCAACAAATGCCTAAAGATGTTCAAATTAAAACAATTCAGTTTGCTGCAAAGAAAGCAATTGAAACATCACATGTATTTGAGTTGGCAACTAAGCAAGCAATGGCAGAACTAGAGTTTAACGACGAGGAGTGGCTAAACCTAGAAAGCAAGGAGTTAGAGTAATGTATATACTTTATGAAACTCCAGATGTTAGCCACCATCACAATTGGATAGAAGAGATAGGTCAGTACCTAAACTATAGAGTAGGATACTTTGACGACGAACTTCTTTATTCTCACAGACTTCCAAAGATGATACCTTTGCCAAATAAAGATGTTGCAATGGCGTGGAAATTTGCTGGAAATTTAACTGGAAACATAACAGTAAGAGAAGGCACCATAGTATATGATCAATTAGATAAAAACTCATTGAGAGAGTACAAAGATAAGTTTAAATATTATCTAACACTTGAAGATAAATTAAATGCTGCTCAGTTAATGAAGATTGCCTTGTATGGAACTGTTACTAAGTACTTTTCTAACTGCAGCGATATAAACTTTCATGTGGCACCGTTCTACGATGCACCATTTAATCCAGATGAGATGCACAAGTCTTATGAGGAGATCTTGAGAAAGATTAACGATTGTGCTACAATTGAGGACTGCAACGAACTAATGTATACAGATTTTGGATACAGCAGACCACCAAAGAATGAAGGTGACGGTTTATATTCTTATGATGAAACCCCATCTGGTAATCCGACGAAAGGGTACTAATGTTTACGGTTCCTCTGAACCCCAAACTCAACGAAAAGGAGATGGAGGGTTTTATTGCCTTTTTAGAAAAGTATAAGCACCTCATCTTTGACTTCTATTTTACTTGTCGCATACCACCATTTACACAGGATGCAATGGGTGACGTTTTTATTGGCGGGGAAGAAGATCATAACTATCTAAATGAATTGGCATTATTTATTCAGGAAAAGACTGGCGTAACTGCCTCTGCTGTATTTAATAATATAGAGGTTAGACCAGACCAACAAAACCTAGACTTATGGATTGAAAACTTTAGACCTTGGTATGAAAAAGGTATTAGGTCTGTAACCATACCACACACACATTGGATGGCTACTGGTCAAATTAAAAAGAATTTTCCAGAATTATTTGTTAAGAATACTATTTTAAGAAACGTGTCAGAGCCAAGAGACATTGAGAAGTTGGCTAAGGCTGGATTTGATTACATTAATCTAGATCGTGATTTGATGAGAGACCACGAAAAGTTATTAAGGTTTAAGAAAGCAAAAGAAAAGTATGGAGTAAAACTATCCCTGCTTGCAAACGAAGGATGCCTTGGTGGTTGCATTATGATGGACGAACACTATCAGTTTAACAATACAAGAACTGGTGGTCCTCAATATTTTAATGATCCAATCAGCCGTGTTGCCTGTCCTAAATGGGACATGGAAGATCAAGCAGTTATGTTAAAGACAGCAAACTTTACTCCATGGAGAGAGGACTGGGTTGAGTTCCTAGAAGAACTTGGTATTGATGTTATTAAGATGCATGGTCGTGAAGCAAAGACAAGGCTTCGTGAAAGCATGGACATTATTAAAAAGTTTGATAGCGGTGAAGAGATACTCTTTGAACACTTTAAAGGATTTATAGAAGAGACAAACCTAATAGATAAGCCCATAGATATATGGCGTAAAAAGATTAAGAACTGTAAGTTTGATTGTTGGGACTGTGGTTTCTGTGACAAGATTATGCAGGCTAAGTATGGAAAGACAGTAGACCCCAAGGTCCTTCTTGTAACCAAGGAGTTAGTGGATTCTGTGAATAACAGTATAGATATTGATATTCCTGGGCTAACTAGCCCTAGAGTCCAGTCTCTTATAAATAGCCTCTCTAAAGCCTCTACAGGCTACCTAGAGGTGGGTTCAGCCATGGGTGCTACGGCTGCAGCAGCCCTAAAGGATAACTCACTTAGGGCATACTTTGTAGATCTTTGGCAGGAAGATATCCAGCCATTCAAAGATAACTTATTTAATTTACCATCAAATACAAGGGATGGTTTTGTTAAGAATATAACACCCTATCTTGGTAAAAATAAAGTATCTGTAATTAAATCAGATATGTTAAAGGTAGACAAGCACAAGATAGAAAACATTGATCTGTTCTTTTACGACGGACCTCACGATAGACAATCCACATCAAAAGTGGTACAATATTATTCGGAAACATTCGCTGACACGGCAGTCCTTATCTTTGATGATGCAAACTGGACTGAGGTTGTAGAGGGTGCTCAAGACGGAATAGCAAAGTCAGGCTTGAATGTTTTATTTTCAAAAAAGGTTTTAAACGATATAGAATCAGAAAGGGATTGGTGGAATGGAATTTTCATCGTCGTTGTTAGTAGATAATCAAGAATACTTGTTGCTTTTAGCCATTGTCATGGGGCTATCTTTTGCAGCAAAGAAGACTCAATTTTTTCTTCCCCTGTATTCTTTAATTGCAAGAAAAGTAAAATCTAAAAGAGCAGTAGTTGCTTTAATTTCTTTAATATCTGGAGTGCTTCCAATTAATGGTCGTGCCTCAGTTTCTGCTGGAGCACTAGATACTATTGCTCCCAAGAAAAATAGATCTAAGTATGGGGTCGTAGACTATCTATCAACACACCACTACTACTTCTGGTCTCCACTAGAGGCAACGGTTATCGTTCCAATGGCTACCCTAGGAATTACCTATTGGCAGTTTATGGGAAGAATGCTTCCACTACTGCTGACCGCACTGGCTGTTATAGTATTTTATTTGTTTAGAGTATTAAAAGAAGAAGACATAGATATTGATGTGGTCAAGAGGACAGAGCCAACTGAGTGGAAGCAAGATAGAAAGCAGTTGGTGGGCTACGCTAAGACATTGCTTTTTGTTGGTGCAATCATTATTCTTGGCAACATCGTTAAGGCTAACTTTGAAACAATCAATGCTTGGGTAAACAGTGCTCACGACAATGGTCTACTGCTTATGGTTATTATTGCAGGATTCTTAGCCTCTTTTGCTTTAGGAAGTAGTGGTAAGTTTGCAGGCTTTACTTCTCTATCTGCTACGGTATATGGAGTGGAATACCTACCATTGTTCTTTGCAATTGATTACGCAGGATACATGTTGTCTCCAGCACACAAGTGCTTGATCATTACAAAGTCTTATTTTGGAACAACACTAAAAGAACACTACAAGGCTATTTTTGCTTTGGTCATACCAGTCATGGCTATGGGCGTATTGACCTATCTAACAATTGATAAATAGTATAATTGGTTAGGAGGTAATAAATGTATCCATCACACACAATGACCCTTTATAGAGGAATAGTCCCATATAGCGGAAGCGGAACCTATACTAATGTATATACTTCTCCTTCTGCAGGTACTATCACTGTAATAAAGAATATAGTTGTTTCACACGATCATAATGCTGCCAGAGAAATAAGCATCAAACTTAATGGTGTCGCATTTCTAATTGACAAGCAAATTCAACCAAAAGACTTTGTAAACCTGCTTATTGATCAAAACGTAGATACTATTGAAATGTTTTGTACCCTAGACCCCGTAGATGGGGATATGCATGTGCATATTAGTGGTACAGAAGAGCACTAACATGCTATAATAATATAGCCTGTCCAACGGCAGTTAGTCCCCGAAAGGGGATTAACTTTTTTAGAAAGGTAAAATATGAATATTCTGGTTTACGGAACAGATAGTTTTAATGACTATAGCACCTTCATGAGAGGGCTGGTGGTTTGCATAGACAACAACCACAAAGAAGAAACTCGTGAGGTAGTTATATATAGCGCAGGACCATATGCTTTAAACCATATGACTGCTGAGTTCTGCAATAAAACACTAGACTATTTTAAACAAAAGAAAATTAAGATTAAGTTTCATCGTATTCCTATTAAGACTGCTAGTAAGAAGATTGCAGAGATTAACCCAGATGAGGTAATATCTTTTCAAGCACGACTTGACAACACCTCTAAGGATCCGCTAAAATATACCTGTGAACTATTTGGCATTAAATACAGTTTTTATCGTGTTTGATGTTGACAATTCTTTAAAACAAGCGTATAATGATATTAAATAGAAAGGTTGGACATGGCACAAAAACAAAAAGATATTAAGACAATTGACTTGACATATGATCAGGCTCATGACCTAGTATCAAAGAACCCAGATTTGTATTGGGATGGATACACCATTGTAAGTTGGAGAGAGAATGTAGATGCATTCACAATGCCTAATGGTTTATTCAGAAATGGTAAATGGGGTATTGCCTTCAGACACTCATTTAATGAGGCAGGCATTTGGAGGGTTCCAGTATTTTATGTTAATAGACGTAGACGGTAACTGGAAAAAAGACGCTGCTTGCAAGTCTTTAGATCCAGAACTATTCTTCGACAAGTATGAAGAAGATCCAGACTTAGCAAAGGCTGTAGATCAGATTTGTTTAGGTTGTCCAGTAATCTCAAGATGTTTTGAGGTAGGTACTAGTTTGAATAACTATGGAGTCTGGGGTGGTGTATACTTAGTAGAGGGTGAGCCTGATAAGTCTCGTAACCTACATAAAACACAAACAGTTTGGACTGAAATTATGGAGTTAATTAATGAGTAAGTTTACAGAAGATATGGCGTTTGCTGTTAGACAAATACCACACCCATATCCTGGATTGATTGTAGATTTTGTTGAGTTCCCAGACTATATTGGTATTCGTGTTTATGAAAATCAAATTATGGAACTTAATGACAACAAGCGTGTTACATTTATGGAATACTTACAGCAACTTCGTCAGATGATTGAACTTGCTGGAGAAAAAGCATTCTTTGATGGTGTAGCGGGTGACCCGCCAAGTAAAAGGAGATAACGTGAACAGACCAGTGCTTATTATAGAGTTTAATATAATGGGGCAACTTCTCAAAGAAGGACTATACATGTCCTTGATTTCTTGGGAACAAGATGGTATACTTCACGAAGAGTATTTGGAAAACGATGAGTTTGTCCCACTTGAAGATCTTGGGTGGGAACATGAGCAAGAAACTAATTTCTAAAAGATAGGGAATAATGACTGTAATTGTTGGCGTAGTAAACAGTACTGGATGCTATATTGCTGGTGACCGTGGGGCATCTGACGATAACATAATTCTTCCTTTAGCGCACCCAAAAGTTTGGAGAACTGGAAACTATCTTTTTGGATATTACGGAAGTATGGATGGGGAAAAAGTTATGTATAACTTTGAGCCACCTGCTTTATCAAATAGAAAAAATGTAGATAAGTTTATGCTTGGAGATTTTACTCAAGCCCTAAAAGCATTTTATGATCAACATTTTGTTTTTGCTACACAAGACAAAGAACTAGATTTTGGAATGATCATTATTGCTGGAAAGTATATGTATGAGCATGATGCTGGAACAATGTCTATGACAAGATTTGAAACAGATTATCTTTCTGTTGGTAGCGGTTCTGAGTATGCTTATGGATCTCTTTATGCAACATCTGCTTGGTCGGACGGAAAGAAGAGAGCAAAGACTGCTATTGAGGCTGCAGTAAAATATAGCCCTAGTTGTATGGCACCCATAGATCTATTGGAGATAAAACATGAAGAAAAGCAATGACGATTATTTAGTTAAGTTTGAAAAAGATGCAAGAGAGATTCTAGAAGAAGCCCTTGCAACTCTGATCAAAAAGCAGGAGGACTATGGTCCAAAGAACATTAGCACTGCCCCAGGAGGACCACTAAATGGTCTTATGGTGAGGCTGCATGATAAGATGGAGAGACTTAAAAATCTCATCTACAATAATAGGATTACCAAAAATGAGTCTGTTGAAGACAGTTTCTTGGACAGCATGAACTACAATCTAATTGCCCTTATGGTTTTAAGAGGCAAGTGGGATAACTGGGAGTGAGCATGAAGTTGCATAAGACAGGGTTCTTTGGTATAATTGGGTTTGTGTTCATTTGGGCAACGCTCACTGTGATACATACCTTTAGGTCAATGAAAGACATTGACCTTTTTGATATCGGAGAAGACGATATCGAAGACAATCTAAATAATGAATAATTAAGGAGAATAAATGAATTCATTTAAGAAAATCGCTCTAGCCGTGGTTGCAGCCATGACTACCGCAACAATCGTAGCAACACCTGCAAGTGCTGCTGTAATGACAGTCGCTGTTGACCTTGCTGGAACGGCTAACACAACCGCTTCAGCAATTGCCACACCTGCTTCATTGCCAGTACCTGCTGATAACACGGTAGATGCTGCAGATGCACTTAAGTTTGTTGCAACAGTAGATACAGGAACAAACGTTACTGTAACAACTACAAATGCAACAATTGTATCTGCACTACATACTGCTGCTGCTCCAGTAGGAGCATCGTCAGGATCATCATCTTTGACAATTGCAACTGGTACAGGAACAACTGCAACGTTCTATGTATACACAAAGACAACCGCAATCGGTACAGTTGTAGTTAATAATCAAGGAACAACCCTTACATACTATGTACAGGGAACTGCTGGTAAGATTAATAACCTTACAGTATCTGCACCTGCATCTGGTGCTGCTGGAACAAAGCAAGACATTACTGTAACTGCTACAGACGTATTTGGAAACAAGGTTTCTGGTAAGTCAATCACAGCATCAGTATTTGCTGCAACCGCAACACTAGATACAGCAACAGCAACAACTGGTGCAACACTTTCAGATTTTGGAGTTGCTAAGTTTGCTGCAACACTTCCATCAACTGGATCACGTTCACTAATTACATTTGCACCAACAACATCATCTGATGCAACAACAGCAGATGTAGTTGGTCTTGCTGCTCGTACACTTGCACCGTTTGCAGAGATTACAGTTCGTGATCTAGTATCAGAACTTGCTGCACAGACTGCTGCAAAGGATGCAGCACTTGCTGCAAAGGCAGTAGCAGATGCTGCACTTGTTAAGGCAACTGCAGAACACACTGCTCTAATTGCTGCTGAAAAGGCTGCTTCTGCTAAGGCACTTGCCGATGCAAAGACTGCTTCAGATGCTGCACTTGTTGCAAAGGATGCAGAGATTGCAAAGTTGAAGGCAGATAATGCTGCTGCACTTGCTGCAATTAAGAAGGCATTCAACGATCTTGCTAAGAAATGGAATGCAAAGAATCCAAAGGCAAAGGTCACACTAGTTAAGTAATTAACACAACATTAAGGGGCTAACTAAGGTTAGCCCCTTTTTTGTTTGTCAAATGATATACTTATCTTGTAAGACATTTGTCTTCATTAGGAGAAAGGGAAATTAGACGGTACTTACGCATAGGTATATCAAGTTTTTTGGCATTTGGGTGGCTTGTAATAACACCCATAGATGCCAATTCTGATGATCCATTAACCGTTGCAGCCCAAGAAATACAGGAACTTAATAGTGCCGTAGATAAACTAGACTATAAAGATGGTCTAGTAGACCTAATTGATATAGCGGAGAATAAGTTCACTTATGCTAAAAATGCAAAAGACGACATGGATGATGCAAAGAATGCATATGATGATGCCGTAGAAGCAGAGGCTATAGCCCTTGAAGAAAAAAATGATGCACAGTCAGCCGTCGACGATCAGACAGCCACAGTAGCCCTAGCCCTTGAACATAAAGATAGCGCACTTGAAGATAAGAATGATGCACAGGACGCACTTGATATAGCCAACATAAATGTTCAAAACACATTGTCAAATCTTCAATCTGCTGGAGGGTCAGGGCTTTCCTACACAGTTTATAACTTATTAAGAAGTGGAAACTCAGCAGTACCTGGATCTGGAATATGCTCAGGAACATGGAACTCAAACTCCATGCAACTTCCAGTATGTGGAAATAGATATGAAAATATTGTAGTTAAATTTACTGGACAGATAACACTTCCATCATGGTTTTCAACAGTAGCATTTGCTGGATATACAGATGATGGTTTTAGAATGTATGTTGATGGACAGCCTGCTGTTAACAACTGGGTTGAGCAGGGAGCAAGATGGAGTGCTTGGTCTCCAACATATGATGTAAGCCAAGATAAAACTTTAGATGTAGAGATATGGTGGTATAACGGAGGAGGACCAGGATCTTATCATCTTGGATGGACAATTCCTGGTGGTATGACTGGTGCAGGTTGTGATTATGCTGGAAATCCAAGAGTGTGGGGAGAAAACTTTAGTTGTAATCTAGATACATTCTCTTCTGGATCTGGACCAACACAGGCACAATTAGACGCACATGATAGTGCAATTTCAGATCAGCAAGACGCACTAGAAAACTATAACGATAAGTTAGCAGAATATAATGACAAACTCAATGTTTATAATCAAGAAGTTGCAACACTCAATGCATATAATCAAACATTAATCAATAAAACTTCTGAGTATGATAATGCTGTAAACGATACAGAAGATGCTTTATCTGAAAAAAATAATTCTATTTCTACTTTTAACAGTGCAATAAATGATGTTAATGCTGCTATTGATGATGCATGGCGTTACTATGATGAGCAATCACAGAGAGAAATTCAAAGAGCAATTGCACAGGCAGCAGCAAATGCTGCAGCAAACCAACCAAAGCCAGAACCAAAGCCTACTGTTGAACCAGAAAAGCCAAAGCCTTCTCCACCACCAACAGATAAACCAGAGCCAAAGCCAACTAATCCTACTGCTACAGAAGACCCAGAAGGTTCTATTGGCAATCCAGATCCTAAGCCAACACCACCAGGACCTAAGCCAGAAGAGCCAAAACCAGAGGAACCTAAGCCAACCCCTGCCCCAACACCTGAACCCAAGCCAGAGCCTGCTCCAGAGCCTCCTGTTGAGCCTGCTCCAGAACCTAAACCGCTTCCAAGACCAGATTTTAAGCCAGCAGAAAATGTTGATCCAGCAATTAAAGATGCAGCATTAGCAGCACTTATTCCAGAAAAAGGTAGCGGAACATCAGAAGATCTATCTGGAGTTATTGCCAATCTTACAAGCAAGGATAATAAGTTAGTAAAACTTTCTGTAGAACAAACTGCAGCAGTAAGTCAAACACTTAAGGCTCTAACAAAAGAAGCAAAGGCTGAAATTGCTGGAGAACTTGGTATTTCTGCAGCAGAAGTTGCAAAGGTAGCAGAAGTAATGAAATCAGATCCTGCCGTTGCATCAGCATTTGTTGAGTTTGCAGATAGAGCAGGTGAGGCAGGAGATACACCAATGCCATTTACATTAGCAGATGCAACAACAGAAGTACAAACAGAAGCATTCTTAGCAGACCCACTTGGAGCATTATTTGAAGTGGATGTTACAGAACTCTTATCTAATTTCTCTGAGTTAGGTAAGGATATGACAGATGATCAGAGAGAAAAAGCGCAAGAAGTAATAGTTCCAGTAATCATTGTTTCGCAAATTGCATCAACAGTGATTGGAATGAGGAGGTAGTATGAAGATAATTAAGAAAGTCGTAAAAGGCTTCTTTACATGGCTTAAAGATGCGGGAATAGAAGTGATTGCACAGGCTTTCACCCTCCTTGGCTTCTTTATCGCATGGCTTACTTTAACTGGATCTGCTAGGGATATTGTTGGCATAGCCGTAATGATAACAACAGCAGTTTGGTTAATCACCATACCTTTAAGAAAAGACTAATAAGGAGGAACATAATGGCAAGAAGAAAGAAAGATGTAGACCTAACAATCCTTGACCCTGAGACAGGTCAAGAAGTTCTTGGTGGAGCAGTAACTAATCTATGGAACATTTTCCTAAGAATTGTTGCTGTCTTTGCTGCGTCAGGCTTGTCAGTCATTGGTGCTGGAGCGGTAGTAGGTATCTCTACCCTTACAGCAGTAACAATGGCTGGCTTGTTGGGTGTGGCTACAGTAGTCGAAAGACTAGCAAGAGCCTTCCTAGATGATGGCAAGTTGTCTGCTGAAGAAATTAATCAGGCATTTGCTAAAGTTGACAAGAAATCAGGAGAGTAATTTTCTGATATAATATTGTTATTAAGTCCCACCCTGAGCAAATCAGGGTGGGCATACAATATAAGGAGTTTATCATGGCAGAAAAAGGAACACTGGCAAAAATTATTGAGGTTGCCAAAGCAGAAGTTGGGACCATTGAGGGTCCAAAAGATAATGAAACAAAGTATGGTAAGTGGACTGGAGCAAACTTTTTGCCATGGTGCCAGTCTTTTGTTTCTTGGTGTGCATACACATCAGGATTAGACGCAAAGAAGTATCCAAAGAGTGCAGCAACGATTGCTGCTTCAGACTGGTTTAAGAAAAATAATCGTTGGGCAGATGCTCGTAATGACGATCCAACTCCAGGAGATTGGATCTATTTTGATTTTCCAGATGATGGTGTCAATAGAATCTCACATGTAGGAATTTGCATTAAAAATAATGGTGATGGAACAATTCAAGTTATTGAAGGAAATACTTCAGGAACTGCAAAGGGAGATCAAAGAAATGGCGGAATGTGCGTAGAAAAGACTCGTGCATATGTCAAAAATAATAAAAAGAAGTTAATTAATGCCGTAGTTGGTTGGGGAAGACCAGTATATGTTGGAGAAGAAAATCTTCCTTTGCTATCTAAGGTTGGTTCATCTGATGCTGCTCCTGTTGCACCTAAGACAGTAAAGAAGCCAGCACCTACAAAGCCTGTACAGTTTGTTAATTTAAAGGTTGGTTCAAAAGGACAGAATGTAAAAACAATTCAAGCAGCATTAAAACTGAAAACTGATGGTGCTTTTGGTCCTGGAACAGAAAAGGCTGTAAAAGAATTTCAAGCAAAAAACAAAATGCTTCTGACAGGCATTGTTGATGAAACACTATTTAAGTTGTTAAGGGGTTCAAAGTAATGGCAATTGCTGAAGGCGATTTGGTAATGGGCAACACATCTGAGGGAATGATCCACGGAATGGTTGAGCATATTATGTGGGAAGGTGGAACATTAGGAACACCTGGAACAGAGTTTGCAATTGAATCAATGCCACCAGATAATCCAGCAATGTCAGTTAGAATCTACAGAGAGTTAAATGGAACTTGGCAGCCAACAGCATATAGCATTGGCATGATGTATCTTAGTGCTACTAAACTTGAAACTCTTAAGGGTCATAGCATGGACGATGAAGATGATGAAGATAAAGAAAAGGTTAGAAAGAAAGCACCTTGTTGGGATGGTTATGTACAACGTGGAATGAAGCCAGGAGAAAATGGAAGAATGGTTCCAAACTGCGTACCAGTTGCTAAGTCAAACGATTTCTTTGAAGATAACGACGATGTAGTTTATGATTACGAAACAGTATCTAAGGCTGAAGGCTATAGCCCACCAGAAGGTGCTAGATCAGCAGCACGTCGTGCTATTAAGTTGAAGGAACAAGGTAAGGCTAAGGGTGCGGGAACTTCTGTGGGTTGGACTCGTGCAGGTCAACTTGCTAGAGGAGAAACCCTTTCTCTTAGTACAGTTAAAAGAATGTATTCATACTTTAGTAGACATGAGGTTGACAAGCAGGGCAAGGATTGGAACAATGCAGAAAGCCCTTCAAATGGCAAGATTATGTGGCTTGCTTGGGGCGGAGACGCAGGGTATTCATGGTCTAGATCAATTGTTGAAAGATCAAAGAAGAAGACTACTAAGTCAAACACTGTTAGTTGGTTTGGTCACTTTAACCCTAAAGGCGTTAGAAAGTCCTAACTTGACTTCCATTGCCCATTTTGATATAATTGGGTAATAAACAACATGAAAGGTAAATTATTATGGTTCATTCTCTTTGGCTTTTGGCTGCATTTGCTGTTGGCTGGATTGTCTGTTATATTCAAATGACATACGGCGTAGATCAAGATCAAGACTAATGTCAAGTAACAGGGTTGTCATTTGTCCACAATGCAAAAAAGAACTAGAGGTTCGTTCTGCTTTTGCTCATCACACACTATACAATCACATAAGTAAAGCGCACAAGTAATTGACAAACATTATGCGTATGGACTGGGCAGCGTTAGGCTATCAAGCAAACTGGAAAGATGGGATGGTATCTTGGGAGATACCTGATCCATTTGATACATTTGTAGCAGAAAAAGATGCTAAGTCTAAGGGTGCTAAGTACGACTTCTTTGCAAAAGAATGGTCAATGAACTGTGGCTGCTGCAATGAAGAGTTGTTTGCTAAAAATAAAAAGATGCTAACTAAAATTAGACTTTATCATACTAGAAATGAGTGCTGCGGTGGCTATTAGTTGTATTGAATGCAATCAATCAGAAGAAGATGAAGACTTCTACGACAAGCATCAATGGCTTCCAGATCGATTATGGTGCGTTAATAAGAGAGTTGATGAAATGACACAGAGCATAGTTAAAAAGGCTAAAAGATGAATCATGATGAGTTAAGATCTAAAATTCAGCATTATAATTGGGTGGAAGCGACAGATTTAATTAAGGCATTAGATGCAGTAGTGAAGTTGCATAAGCCAGTCATGGCATTTACAGGCGGATATGACGGGGAAGAAAATGAATTATGGGCAGAGCAATGTCAAGAATGTTCAGGTAATGGATTTAGCCAGATGTATCCCTGCACAACTATTCAGGCTATTGAGAAGGAACTAAAATGATTGATTGGTTAGTTAATAGAATATTTAGGTGGGATCCACTAAGACATGCTATCTTTGATGAAGTAAGGTTGTATCAATCTGTGGATAGGGCAATGTGGGAAGAAGAAAGAGATAACCCAACTAACCTTACATGGTCTGAAGGTAATAGGTGGTACGGCTGGACTTACAATAGTAAGGCTAAACGTTACTATTTTGATGATATTGGCAATGAGTCTCTAATGGGATTATGGGAAGATCAATGGAAGAGAGAGAAAGACAATGAATAAAGAGTTTAAAGTAGGAAAGAAATGGGTATCTATAGGTGCTAGTAAACGAAGATTTGCTATAGGTTTTGCCATTTCTCCTTGGTCTATAGATATAGACTTTTTGTGGTTTTGGATTGGAGTAGAACTGTAATGTTATGGTCATGGATATTAGCGGTTATTGGCGTTGCAGGAATTTACTTTGTTGGTAAAAAAACTATTTGGGGTTGGTTAGTATTACTATTTAATGAAACATTGTGGATTGCTTATGCAGTATTAACACAACAATACGGTTTTATTTTTAGTGCTATTGCATATGCAATTGTTTATATTAAATCTTACATACACTGGACTAATGATAAGAAAGTAATGATTAAGAACCTTGAAGATACTATTGAAGATATGGAGTTTTTTAGAGAATGAAAGATATCTTGTTGTCTACGCTCACAGGCTTTGGCTGCGGTCTAGTGTTTGCTTTGTTTAAGTTGCCAGTGCCAGCCCCTCCAGTTTTTGCAGGAGTTGCTGGTATTATTGGATTGTGGGTAGGATATAGTTTGATCTCAGGAGGATTAAATGGGTAAGCATAAGGATAAGATTGAAAAGGCTCTAGAAATTAGACGAGCACACCATAAGGGTCCAGGTCCTGCACCTGGATCAATGAACAAGAAGAAGACTGGCTACAGAGGTCAGAAGGCTAGAGGCAATAAGTAATGGGGTTTTGGGATAGCCTAGACAAAGAAACTGCGGGAGATGCCATCCTAACAGGATATAAAGGTGATCTTGCAGATATGCCTCTCTATGAAGAGGTACACAACAAAGTTCCAGGAGGTCACTCAGTTCTTGACTTTGGCTGTGGTGTAGGAAGAAATATCCCAAGCCTAGTAAACAAGTTTGAAAAGGTAGTAGGGTATGACTTCCCTAATATGCTTGATCTAGTTCCAGAAGGGCGGAAACAGGTAAGCAATGACCCATACAAACTATCTTACAGTAGTAACTGGGACTATGTATCCCTACAGAAATATGATTGTATCTTTGCTAGTTTAGTCTTCCAGCATATTGATGAAGAAGAACTAAATACATACTTATCAGATATGCAAGGTATGTTGGTTAATAAATTAGTTGTACATTCAAGAACTACTTTAGATAACGGTACTACTCTAGTGTTACCTATTATTGAAAAATACTTTGCTTTGGATTCTATTGATTATAAGAAAGATCCAAACAGTGCTGCTTACGATCACTTCATTGCGGTCTTTAAGCATCAGTGGATGTAGCGTAGTGGTAGCGCATCACCTTGCCAAGGTGTAGGTGTGGGTTCGATTCCCATCATCCGCTCAAAAATAACTAAAGGGGCTACTTTATGTAGCCCCTTTAATCTTTAAATTTCGGCGGTGACTAGAAGCGTCGGCGTGACTAGGAGCAATAAAGTATTGTCCCAATACACCTAGTCCTCTACTTAATCCGAATAGTTTTTGGTTTCTTCTCTTCTGGCACAATACGTTCTACTTCGATGGTTAGCATTCCTGCATCCATCTTGGCTCCAACGACTTCCATGAATTCGCCAAGTGCAAAAGTTCTTACGAACTTTCTTGTGGCAATACCTCTGTGAAGATACTCTGCAGCATCCTCATCAGCCTTTTCACCTTTAACGATAAGTGTGCCATTATCTACAGACACCTCTACATCGTCCTTGTCGAAGCCAGCAACAGCAATAGATACCTTGTAGGTATCATCGTTTTCTTTCACGATATTATAAGGTGGATATGATTGCTTAGATGCTGCTTCATGAATATGTGCAAAACGGTCTAACTCACGGTTAAACCCAATAAAAAAAGGATCTGAGAACAGATCCATAGTAAATAGATTACCCATTTTTGTTCTCCTTTTAAGCGAGTAAATTGGCGGAATCCCAAATGGCAATTCCACCTGATACCATTATACTATATAGAACAATATAAGGTCAATTTATCTTGAATCAAGGATAACTTCCCAGTGATTAATTCCGTTCCTCCGTAATATGTTATACTAGAGATATGAAACCTTTCTTAATTTTACTTCTTGGATTATTCATCTTTCTTAACTATATGGCTTATTTACAACAACAGAATTGGGGATAACCTGTGTATAAACCTGTGGATAACTTAATATAAACAGTGCTTATGTTATATGTATATCAGTACTAATATATATAGTATGTTTTTACTGTGTAATAATGTGTATATGAAATAGCCTTCGTAATCATTTTCCCAACTGGGGAAAAACTGTGGATAACTTATCATATCTTGTGGATAACATTGTGGATAACCCAGTATGATAGGATAAGTACTGTATATTGTCTTAAAATGTGGATAAATATGTGTCTCAAATATTGAGAAATTCTGTACTATTTTAAGACAAAATAACTTATTTTACATATATTTTAATTCATTTAATCTCTTTTCTTATTGTTTTTATCCTATATATAATCCCAGTGATTTTTAGATCAAGTTCGTAATCTATTTTAGATCCCGATTCATTATTCGGATGCAACTGCTATGTCTGCATATCCTAGTATTCTTAGATATGCAAATGTACTCATGAGTAACTCACGGGTATTACAAACGTCACATCCACAAAAGATATCATAGGTATTATAACCATCAGGAACTTCTTCATCCATCAATTGATTGTAAGCATTATTGAGATGATCAGTTACATATTCCTCAAGCATTATAGCATGTTCCTGCGTAATGTCAATTTTTAGCATATTCCCCAAATTTCCTGTGAAATTCCAGTGACTTTTTTCACATCATCGTAATGTTTATTTAGATTGGTTTTGAAAGTCGGCTGCATCGCCTGCTCTCGCAGGCAGATGACTAATAAGCCTACTCTACTTCTGCAACTTTTTCTACAGTGTAAGGTTGGATTAACTCCAGGATGTTATCTAAGTTAATCTTAATTGGTGGCTCATTATGCTGATTAACAAAATCCTCTAACTGAATAAAGGTTTGCTCTAACTTTTCCTTACCCTTATCTGTAAGTGCTAGATCCCCGTCAATCAATCCATATGCATAAGGAAATCCTAAATCGTTGGCAGCACAAAAGTATGCTACCTCTCCATCATAGCGATGGTTAAGCCATACCTTTGTAAGTGTGGCAGCCATCTGTGTAAACTCTTCGTTATTAATTTCTTCCATAGCCTAATTATACCGTCCTATTCTAACTCTGTCAAATCTACTGGCTCTTGTCCTTCAGGATTTCTGTAAGACCTGCCAGAGATGTAATTGTGGTATTCTTTCCACTCATCTAATCTATCATTCATATCATCTGAGAAGGCACGAGAGGTGTGCTGTGCCAACTCTGCTGGAGATAGCCTTCCGTCAAGGAATGCCTTCTCTAGGTGTTTGCTTGCCTCTTTTTCATTCATCATTGGATTGTATCATATTCCTCTCAGATTGTAAAGTTAAGAAATGGCTGCTTGCTCCCCCTCAGAAACAGCATACTTAGCGACTTGGGATAAACCCTCCGACAATAGCCGTACCAAGTTTAATTAATTAACGAGACTTGACTTTGGTACCCTTGCGAAGTGCACTGAGGGACACATTGTCAACGAACTTGCCATTCTTACGAATAACAACACGGTCTGATAGACCATAGCGTGTATCCCATTGTTCTAGGTACGGGATCTGCTTTGCTTTCTTTGCCATATGCTTTCTGCCTTTCTAGACTAATTCAGTCTGTCGTGAGTAGTAATCGATGAACTGTTGAATAGATACTACGTTGCCTGCATCATTAACAGTATTGTTGGTGAGGTCAATCATGGTGTAATGATATTCCTCTTCGGTCCTATCCATTTGATTAACAAGGATGCCAAAACCTGTCTCGCTATCCCATGAATCACCGATGAGTTGAGATATCATGATTCGCAATGCATAAGGAGTATCTCCCATGGCAATACGACCCTGTGCTGCAGTAAGTGCACGGGCTAAATCATAGTTCTTGGTATCTCCGCCCCAATGTGAATACAGTGTTACTGTATTGTCTTCATCTTGTTTAAAATGAAAATTAGTTCTTGCTCCCACGATTAAACCTCTTCTTCTATGCTAGTAACTTCTAGTGGATACCAATCAAAGGCGTAAATTTCTACGTCTTCTTCACGCTCTATACGTTCAATCTCTTCAATTGCTTCAGCCTCTGTTTCTGCCTCAATCTCAAAGTCGTATAACGTTTCTCGTTTTGCTTCTATCTTATACATTGGCATTGTAGTTTTCCAATCCTACTAGGGTAAGTTCCTGAATTGTAGCACACTCTGTGCATTTCTCCAAATCGTGTTCCTGAAAAGAATCTCTAATAAGATTATCAGGGTCCTCTAGTTCAGCATGGCAACTTTCACAGAAATACCAATTAGAACTAACTTTGATTTGAATATCAGTATCTGCGGGGAAAGGGACCTCAGTGATAAAGTATCCTATTCGATTGACAAAGTGCCAGCCTGACCAAATGTAAGAGCCACCGTCGTCACCATCACCATACATCCATATCTGACGCTCTGGAAAACATTTGACAAAGTTGACCTCATCTCCATATGTTTCCCACATGTAACCATCAAAAGATGCATTCTCATCGAAGGTATTCTTGATAGGCTTATAAGTCTCAAACCACTCATCGAAGTCCATCTCAATAAACTTATTCACTGAGTTTCATCCTAACTATGTCATATGCATCAATACATCCAGCAGTATAGTCAACCATTGAGAACTCATTCTCAGATTCATATTGCTCACGCATTACAGTTAGTTCTTCTATCCTTAACTTAACAAAGGATAATAGTTCTTCAAGCATTTTGATACCTGTCTTTCATTTCGAGGAGGATAAGGTCCGTATACTCTACAGCACCTTCTAGGTAGTGGTATATTGTATCAGCACCGTCAACGGTTGTCAAACGCTCTTCTAATTCATTCTTAAGATTCTCAGTATAGCGAATGATCCCCTCAATCAAATCTACCGCAGTCTCTCGTTCACAGGGACCACAGCAAACATATTCGTCTTCGCTGTAAGGTACGGAGCAACCACAACTGTTGCACCAAGACTCATCATACATTCCCATTGTCTTCTCCTTGCTCATATGGTGGAACATTTACAGCAGGAGGTTCTGAGAAGAATAGATTGAAAGCAACCTCTAAGCCCTGAGCGTAGCCCATAGCCTCAGTTCTTTCCATAGACAACATAGCGTCTGAGAAACCATCTTGTTCTTCTTCTTGGGCAATCTCATTAAAATCTGCCCACGCTCTGTCAATTAGTTCTTGTAGTGCTTGTTTGAGGGTCTGTGTCATTGTTTTGCTTTCTAGTAGTGGAAATCAACTGGAACGATATATTGTAGCATAGCCTTGTCAGGATTGTCAAGTCTCTCCATAAGATACTTCATATGGCTGGTATGCTCTACACAGTCAAAGAAATGGCTATCTGAGGTATAAAAGTCCATGAGTGATTCGCAAGCGTTCTTAATGGTATAAGTATTCATGCTGAATCTCTGATTATCTGGAATACCACTATTTGAGATATAATCAACCATATCACTAACAAACTTATCTGTGTTAATTTCCTTTAATGCACGATTCATGTTTTCAATACGCCAAGACTTAATTTGTTCAATAAGATTATTAAACTTATCTTTGTCAGTTGCATAGGATATAACTTGTGAATCATTAGGTGAGTATCCGTCTCCAATTGGATTCCAACGACCACCACCAACTACATGCCAGTCAGACCATTCTGGAAAACTGTATCCAGTATCATCTGAAGGTTCTAGTAATGCTGAAACTTCTGAGAATGCTTCTTCTTTATCTGGGGCTTCTACTATAAAATAATGAAGCGTATGCATGAGGGGTAACCTTTCTGTTGTGAGGCTCTAAGTATACCAAAAGCCACTGACAAATGCAATTCCCGTGACTTTTTTGCTTACCCCGTAATAGTGAGATTGATCACATATCCCACCCGCCCTGCATTTCTTGCGATTCCGATGGGATTTGAACCCACGATCTCTACAGTGACAGTGTAGCGATTTAAACCAGACTAATCTACGGAACCAAATGGTGAGCAGTTTTAAATCTTGCTCAGGATTTTTTAGTTATGCGCTAACTAAAGTCTGCACAACTTTTAGCAGACGATTTTTTTCTGCATTGACCTGTGGGTCAAAACCAGAAGCAGCAGCAAGAATGCTTTCGTTGTTTCCACCACGAGCAGTGCGGAACCAATCAAGGCGTTCTGTGAGAGCGTTAAACGCACCCCAAGCATTACCAGCAATCATTCCGTTAAATTGCCCTGTGTAAATATCGTTGATAATATCAACTTTATTTTCCCACTTCTTAAGCGCACCCTTTGTATCCTTCTCAGGCTTTGGGTAAGCAGCAAGAATAATCTTGTTAAAGTCTTGTGCGGTGATTTCCTTCTCAATCATAGCCTTAGCCATTTTATCGAATTCGTCCATATAGACATTAGCAAGACCAAGAGCCTCACGAGCAGCAACTACCTTGCCCTCTGCGGTCTGAGTGTGGCGTATCTTGAAAGATTGCTTTACGCCGTTCTTCTTCTTAATTGAATTAAGAGCAAGATTGAGAGTGTTAGCGCACACTACACGAACAGGTGTAATGCTTGCTTGAATTGCAACAGAACCGTCGTGTGATGTGTTGATGAGCAAATAAGTCTTTACAACATCTGCAACACCGTTAGGGTCTAGAACAGTTTCACGCTCTAGTGCAATAGAACCGAAAACCACTTTACCCTTTTTGATTGAGCCAGCAGTTTCCCAACGACCTCCACCGTCGATGATGTTATCACCAAATGAGAATAAATCTTCATTCTGTAGTGGAACATAACGCTCACCAACAACGCCAAGAATATCTGTGCCGTTGTCATATGGATTGGTGCGTGTAACCATAAATGAATTAGAAGCCTTACGATACCCGTCAGGGATAATCATATCTTCTAACTTAACATTCCAGTTATTTAGTTTTGCTAGTGATAGCATTTCTGATGTATTTACTTCTTCTGTAAATACTGTGCCTAAACCGTGCCAAGCAGGTTCTCTGAATGAAGCGAAAGATGTTTCGCCGTTTTGTTGCTCTAAATCGTGAGCCATTTTTTTCCTTTCGATTGGTTGATGGTGCAATTATAGCAGTCTGGGCTGACATATGTCAAATCGTCCTGTGAAAAATGTCCGATTTGCGTAATGCTATCTTATATAGTGAGACGGGGGCGGGTTGGAAAAGGGACAGTTTAAACACATGTCCAGGTGATGATCCAAGAAAATGACAATAAACTTGGATGGACCTTTTAACATCGTGTCCAGGATGATTAGATAGCCCCTACCTAAATTTAAGAGGAAGCCCGTGCACTGTCCAAGGACCAATCATGAATCTCAACGTTTCCATTGCTAGATTCAATTGAAATCTCATCTTGCATTACCCAATCAATATCGAAGTCTTCAACTTCATCGAATGGTACTGAGACTGTTCCTGTAACTGTAAACGTTGCAGTGAATTCAATTTCCTTGGAAGGATTAATTCCAAAGTACTCGCATAGTTCACGCAGCACGTCGTCCTTATCATAGTTTGGGTTAGACCATTCCATGATGTGTTCATCAAGACCGTTAATCTTATCCTGCAGAACTGCATTATGCTTTGACGCTTGTCGTGCATTGTGTAGTTCCCATTCAATATTGCGTACCTTATCGATAGTATACTCAGGGTCTGAGTATCCATGAATCACCTTGTACGAGATGAGTGTGTCTGGGTTGTAAGGTACTGACAGTTCTTCTTCTGTCTTATATGTTTGTAGCGACATAAGGGGCATTCTTCTTTCTAGTAGGTTAGGGTCCTAATTATACACGAACCCAGTGACATTTTCAACTTGTACCTTAATGAATGTGAGGAATATCACAAAAAGTCGGGCGCAGCATTTGCTGCGCTAACTAAATTAATTTATCATGAAATCCAATCACCAATCAAAATTAAAAATAAAATAAAAAATGATAATCCAATTATTACACTTGCCATGTTAACCTCACTTCTTACTAGAGGAGAAGATTATATCAGATTTATTGAAGACGCACAAGGAGCAGGTTACACAAGCAGAACCCTCTTTGCTAATCAGTGGAATAGCCTTTTTATTTTCAGGACACTTTGCTCCAGGCTTTCCGATAATTTCTTTTAGAGTGCTTTGACCAATAGCAAAATTTTGTGCAAGGTATGCCATTTTAATACCATAAGTCAATTTAAGATCTGTTGCCTCTTTGATATTCTCACTGTCTGCAGAATAATATAATGAGAGATTATCTATATCCTTAAGCATAATTGCAGCAGACTTTACACGAGTATATACCCAGAATTGAATATCAGGATGATTTAAGATAATATGCTTCCAGGCGAAGGCATAATCGTCGCTAAAGAAATCTCCGTCCCAGTGGATACGGAATAACTTTTCAGCATTGCGCTTTTCACAATCCTTTTTGAAATCTGCAATCATCTCTTCAAGCAGCAATTCCATTGTGTCGTGGTCTGCGTCTTTTAGCAAATTCCAATTGTTAAGTAGATTATCTCTTACGCCCTTATATATCTTTTCTAGTTTTCCTGCGTAGCAGACTTTCTTACATATAGAGGTTTCACCAGGGCACGAGTAAGCCTTGCCACTAGGCAATCCAAAAGTGTTGGCAATTGTTGGGGTTTTTCCATTAGGGGAGACGGCATTAGTAACTTTCCTATCTTTAGAACGAATGAGGGGCATTTAGTGTTCCTTTCTTTAGCGATATTCTACCATACGGGACTGACGATGTTTTACCTTGCGAGAATAAGCCTTTTTAGACTTTACATAGGTAGCAGCATTAGACCTACGGAGATCCATAAGTTTTCGCAATTCTTCCTCAGTCTTTTTTCGCATATTGCAAGTATAGCAAATTTATCAGACATTAGCAAATCAAAACGCTGTGATAAATCTCACATGGTTTTAATGCTGTGGATAACCTGTGGATAAACCCGCCCGCATTTTTATGCATAGCAATTTATAAAAATACATTTTTTATTTTTGATCCAAATAAAAAAAATAAATAAAAAAATGTTGAGCAGTTTTGCGACTTACTCAGGTCGTTTTGTTTTAGCGTTGTGCTAAACTATTACAAATAACGAGCAATAGCGTTGTATGTAGAAGTATTTACAACTTCCTCATCTGTCATTTTGAGGATACGAATTGCGTTCGTGATTTCCTCTTTTTGCTCGTTGTAAGTGTGGGTGTGAATTACCTCAAAATCCTTTTCAGGTTCTTGTGGGAAATCTCCCTGCTTTACTACAATGTCAAAATCAACATTGAGGTTGTTGTTCCAAGAACGATAGTTAGTGCGAAGGTTCTCAGCCTTTGAGAAGTTCTCAATAGCCCATTTACCAACTTCCTTGCGCCACTTTTCCATAGCCTTAGTGTGCTTGGCTTCGTTTTCGCCTTGTGTAGCGTAGTTCTTTTCTAACTCAGCAAGGCGTGTTTCTAGTGCCTTGATTACTTTAGGGGTAGCGATTTTCACGCTAATAGATTTTCCGTTTCTAGCCATTTTGTTTCCTTTTCTGTTGAGGGTTTGTCTTGTAGGGGTATTATAGCAGGGGCTACTGACAAGCAATAACCCCTGCTAATCTTATTAGTCTAGGGCTTCTGAATAGCAAGCGTCATAGAAACGCTTACTATCGAAGTTAGGGTTATCACTCTCAAAATAAGCACAGAACTCGTCAATGAGTTCCTCAAATACAATTTGAGGGATTTCGTCTTTGTATGTGCTAAGGATTTCAGCCGTTGCCACATAGTCTTTGCGTGTCATCATTTTATTAGTTTGCCTTTCTTGTGCGATAGTATTTGTAAGCCTTGTAACCTGCGTATGCTAATCCTGTTAGCAATACTGCGTTAGGTATGTTTATGTCAATCCATAATAGATTATCTACTTGGAAAGAAATCCACCAATTATTGCTTATCTCAAATAATACTTTGTTATCCATTTTTACCTGTCCTTTTCTTTTTTGTTAGTTGAGCCTTTTAGACACTTGCTCAGGTGTGTGGATAATTACTTATCCAAATCCTCAACTGACACAGTTGTCCAACGCTCTCCCTTTGGAGTAGTTAGTCGAACTCTCACCGAGCCAGATGAGTTAGATACGATTTCCTCAATCGTTCCTGTAACGCCACTTTTTAGAGTTGTGAATAAATCGCCAACCTTGTAAGTGTTTCCATTTACTGACATTATTGCTTCCCTTCGTTTGTTGTTTGTAGGCTTATTGTATCAGGTGCTACTGACAAATTACAGAGCACCCTCTTGGAACAGCCCAATTTCCAAATCTAGTTTTTCATTTTCGGTGGCTTCGGATAAATCTACCCAACCAGCACCATTTTCATCTATTCTAAAAATCTCTACATAACCCATTTGGTTTGTCCTTTCTGTATGTAGCAATTATAGCAAAATCTTGGAGGCAAATCAAATCCAAAACGAAATAATCTCACATTTTGATACAAAATCCCTGTGATAAAAATCACACGGATCTTACTTGACTTACTGGCGAGTAGGGGGGCGGGTTTAGTTGAAACTTCAACTATATATTGCGATGATCCATCCCACTGTAATTAAAATAAATAAAATAACATCTAACAATTTTGCATTAACCAATCGTCTTCAGGATAATATTTTGCTAACGTTTCATCGCTGTAGCATGCATGACACAATTGAATGTCGTCGTCAATTGGTCCTTCCATCCACATTTTATTAGTACAATTTAAGCAAGTTTCATTCATACTCTTCTCCCTCTACTGGGTCGATGAACCATTGCAAGTGGTGCTGCTCTACAATTGCGTGTGCAGGTGCTTGCGTTGAACCTTTATAAGTAATTTGAAAATCACCAACCATTGGCATTTCAATCATACGATTATAATCTTCATCGTAGAATGCGTCAATTGCTTCAATACAAGGTTGAACCATTTCTGCGGGAACGGGTGGATAGTGATTACCCTTCAAGTGATAGAGTAATTGTGTTTCTAAGTCTAGAACGCTATCTGCTAATCCAATTGCTGTAACTGATCCCATTATTATTTCTCCTCTATATCTGATACATAAACATCATTTTTATTTAGTAATCCGTATTTGATATTGCTATCAAACATTTCAATAGCAGCGTCATAGTCCTCTGCTTCAACATTTATAAAACAAGTAAATTCAAACAGGGGCATTATTTCACGCTCACATTTCCATTAGTGTAGAAAGTCTTAGTATACATTTTACCCGTAGGGTCTGACAGGTTATAGGTTGCGTATTCTTTTGCGTCTCCATAATCAACGCACTTAGTCCAAGCGTCTACTGCTTCTAGTAAATCGCTAACACGCAAAGTATTTACAAGGCTTCCGTCATAGGAAGTAGTTAGAGAGTAATTGTATTCCATTATTACTCACCAACCTTTACTGCTACTGTGCGATAAGTATTCTTGAACCCATACTGAGGCTTTACCTCTACAAGGTAAGAGTCGCAACCTTCATACCAAACTGCGTGAGGGTGCTTTTCTGCGGAGACAATTTCTCCACTTACTGAACGGGATACATAGCGTGTGCCTACAAGTAGGCTTTCGATAGAATAAACATTTGCTGACATTATTTAGTCTCACTTTCTTTTGTTGTTGATACGGACATTGTAGCAGATAGAACTGACAAGGCTTCTGCCTTGCTTGCTTGACGGGTGGCGATTACATACGCCTTGAATTCGTCTAGGTTCATTTTTGACCTTCTTTCGTTGTTGTTATAGTAGCAAGTATACCAAAATAGTCTGACATTATCAAATCCAAATTCGGACATTTGGGACACTTTCCGTGTGATAAATCTCACACTCGTAAATCCAGTGATAAATCTCACATCGTACATAAAGGTGCAAAACGGACATTTTGCCCCCGCCCGTTTTTTATGCAGATCGTCGCATTTTTATAAATTACAAAATTAATTTTTTAATTTAGCAATTATTTTTTCTGCTTCTAATTTTGTAATTATTTCATCTGCGAAAGCAATTGAAATTTCTGTTTGCTGTTTTTCTGTAAGCGATGCCCACAAATAACCAAGCAAATAGTGTGTGCCACTATCTACATTACCATTACGAATTTTTGTAGACATTTCTTTTACTTCTTGTAGCAATTCCATATTAGCCATTTAGCCACTCCTCTCCAGAAAAATCACTTTCCATTTGTGATAAATCTTCATCAGTAGGTGTAAAGAAATCCTCAAAATCTTCTTCTACTTCAGGGGTAGTAAAGAGAGAGGCATTATCTTCATAGTAGTTATCCCAAGAGTATTTTGGGGCTTCCCAAGACATTGTGTAAGTCATTATTTATTCTCCATTTCTTTTACGCAATCACAAGGCTCACAATCATAGTCATTTTCGTTACCCCAAAAGATAACGCCTTGACCATTACATTCATCACAATCAAAACGCATTAGAAAGTTTATCATTGAGAAACCTTCCAATCTCTCCACATTGGGAGGCGTTCAGGGTCAGTATCATCATACCAACGCTCTATGTTATTTTCACAAACTTCGCAGAATGTGAATTGGTCATCTCCTACCATTGAGATAGCAGACTTATTAGGTGTGTGAGATTTACACACTTCGTTTATTGTTAATGTAGTCATTTTGACCACCTTTCTTTAATTTCTAATACTAGTATCCTAACAGATACCACTGACAAATTGAGGTCTTATTTGCTTAGGCTCACTGTGATTTATCTCACATTTATTTGCTAAGGCTCATACCTTGCTTCTTTATTTAATTTTTCTTATACGGGAAGTATAGCACAAGGAAACGGAAAAGTCAAGTCCAGACACGGACAAAACGGACATTTTTAATGTGATGTTCGTCACAGAGGGCGGGTGATCCAAGGCGGGTTTTTTTGCTAACCTTTCGATTAGCAAAAAACTTTTTTAGTTTTCGATAACTTCTAAAACTTCAAAAGCATTAAACTTTTCTAATTCATCATCAGAAAGTTTTGCAAATACTTTATTTAGATTGAATACTGCTTGCAAATCTGAATCTGCATCAGTAACGAAACTAATCAAAACATTTTTTTTCATTTATATTCTCCTTTCGAGATAAGTTCATCTAGCATTTTTGCTAGTGGGTCTATTGGCTCGTCTGCCAAATAGTTTTCTAATTCTAATTGTTTTACGAAATCTATCATTGTTTATTTATCCTTTCTTATTCTTAGCAATAAACTAATTCTGTAGAGTATGAGTATGTCATTGACTCTCTGTCAAAGTAAGCCCACATTTCTTGTGTCTTGTGAGACTTATCTACGGAACAGAACCTGTCCCAACTATCACCTGTCCATTGGCAGGATAGGCACTTACTTACTTGATGTGATAATACTTTTGTCATTTTCTGACCTTTCTAGTTTAGAGACCTTCTCTAACTTTCTAATACTGGAAGTATAACACAGGGTACTGACATTTTGAGGGGTATAAAACGGACATTCTAGACATTGTGATGTAGGTCATATGTGATGTACGCCACAGAGGGCGGGTGGTGTGAGGTATATCACAAAAATAGTTTTGAGACACGCCCGAAAAACGGGTCAAAATGTCAGTGGTAGGTGATAGGATACTAGGTATCAAGATGAGATAAAGGTTATCTCAAAGAAAGGAGTCAATATGACTCACTCATTATCCGTAGTGGTAGAACCCTATCACTCTATGTCCTCTAGCAATACTAAGGATAAGAATATCTTTAGACTTGCTAATGGTAACTACATTAGCAGAATTGCTTATGTCCATATGGTAGCCTCTGAGGGATTACTCTCTCATCGTTACCTAAGCCCTAACGAAAGTAAATGGGTATTCCAATTTAGAAAGGAGTCTAACTAATGACTACACTTATTTGTTGTTTCTGTGAGAAAACTTATTCTCACGGAACTATGTTCTGCGGTTTCTGTAACGAATACAAAGGTCTTATGACTATTACAGATTTTGATAAATACTATGGAAAGGTATCTAACTAATGGATTACTATGACGATTACTATGATTATCAAAACGATAACCTATTATCAGTAGGTTGTTACTGCAAGATTAATTTTGTTTGTTCTGAATGCAAGGAGGATTACCTATGAAGATTTGGATATCATGTCAGATCTGTGAACAACCTGTTGTTGAAGTAGATATTGAAGACAGTAAGTATCTAACAGCAACTTGCTCAGAGTGTTGGGATTAGCAATGCCTGCTAAATCCGCATAATGGGCGCACTATTCAAAATCGCATAATGCTTTGAAAATTGCGTATCATACATGAAAAAATTTTATTCACATTTTTAGAATATCTAAATAAACAGTACTATTAGTTACTTAGTAAGAATTTAAACACAGGAACGGTATCTGGAATCTGATCTTTGGGTGCGGTAGCAAGCCATTCTTTAATAGATTCTACAGATGCAGGATCGTGCTCCAAGAATGGAGCATCTTCTTCTGTGTGATGAGACTCCCATTTACCAATTGGACAGGAGGTATCCTGAAACTCAATTTTTCCAGGCATGTAACATCCACATCTTCCACATAGGTATGCTTCCTTGTGAAAGAAAGGACAGGTAGCACAAGCAGAGATTCTATGTTTGAGTACAACATCATTTACAACAGCAATCTCGTATGATGATCCATCTTCATTCTTAACAGTCTTCTTAGCCATGATTTTCACTACTTTCTTGTTTCCATTTACCCAATGGGCAATATGCATGAGGCAATTTTGCCTTTGCATTCATTATACATCCACATTGCTTACACATGTTGATAGGTTTAAGTAATTGAGGACATGCTTTGCATATCTCTAATCTATTTAAATAAACAGTATCATTAACTTTATCTATACTAGGATTAAGCATATCCCAAGGCATTGCTTGTCTATCTGGAACATTACTCATTGTTATCTTCTTCTCCTACAAGCGACGGAAGTGGACACATCAGTTGTCCCTGACTATGTAATTGCCGTAGATTCAATGCATCTTCACCTTTACCTAAAGCATCGGCAACTAATAGCAACATATCATAAACCCTACCTAGCATAATATAAGTAATTACGCCTGAGTTCTCATTAATATCTTTAAATTCAGATTCTGTGCTCATGCCACGCCTTCGCTGTTATAGGAAACGATTGTAGCACAAAAGATTCGATAGCGTTAGCGTATTCACGAATCTCATATTGCGAATCTTGTTTCTTTCTTAGCGACAAAAAGTGAAGTACGGAATTTAGTGAGGCAGTCCAATGCCATCGCACATACATAGCATATGCTGGAAGCAGCAATCTTGCTTGTTCTGGTGCGATACCATCCTCTAATGCCTCTAAATAGGCTGTATGCCCTAATTCTGCTAGTTGTCTTAATTTGTTTGTATACATGGCTCCTGTTTCCGCCGAAACTGGCAAGCCAGAGCCTTGCTTTTTATTTTCAGGAGAAGATCTCCACTCATTTGGTAGAGGTAGATAGAAAATCTCATTTTCAGTTACATACCTCCTACTACTTTCATTCCAACCCAACTGGTCTTCTACATGTGCGCTTGCTACAGCATGCTTATACCACTGTCTAGCGACCATAAGAGGTGCGTAGACCTCAAAGGTAAGGGCGCAATGTCTCAGTGTAGAATCATGCTTGTCACGAACTAAGAAGTTAATTAATTTTTCATCTTTGTCTGTAATTTCGACGCTTGCTTTTTCGAAAGAAGCCCTAGCAGCATTTACCACTTCTAGATCTGAACCCATTGTATGCACAAGCCCAACGTACCCATGATCTAGCACTTTGATTTTTTCCATTTAAACCCTTACTCTAGAACCCTATTGTACCAAATCAGACCTGATTATGCAAATGGTGTATAATTTTCTTATGACCCTTGTTGGTCATAGAAATAGGAGACATACTAATGTCCGAATCATTGAAAAACCTACTATCGTCTTACGGACGACATGTTCTAGGTGCAGCAATTGCACTTTACGGTGCAGGAGTTACTGACCCTGTAGATCTACTTAACGCATTGTGGGCAGCCTTGCTCCCAGTAGCAATTCGCTATGTAAACCCAAATGACAAATCATTTGGAAGAATGCCAGAATCTGCAGAAGTTAAGGATGCGCTTGCAAAAGCAAAAGCACCTGTCAAGAAGTCCAAGAAGGTTATCTAAATAAAAACAGAAAGCATCTTGTGATGTGAAGTGAATTACACTTCAGGGGTACTTAAATAAAAAAATAAAGGGGTTACATGCAAATGTGACTCCTTTATTTATTTTAATCTTGTATAATGAGATTATTATGAATATCCTTGAGTGGACTGTTCTGATAGGAGCAGCAATTGGCGCAATTGGCGTAATGTTTGCATTTGTAAAGAAGGTGGTTTTATTGTTTAAAACATGGTTCCAATTTACTGATGCCTGGTTTGGCACAGAAGAAACTCTTGGCGTTGTAAAGCGTCTAGAAGAGGGAAACCAAAGATTTGACAACATCGAATCTGAACTTATGATTATTAAGGCAGAGTTATTTAATAATCATGGAACCTCACTAAGAGATTCTATTGATAGGATCGAAGCAGCAGTAACTAAGAAAGACGACTAAGTTGAAATATACTTTTAATGGTTGTTCTGCCTCCGTTGCTACTGGATACGGATATGCAGCATTTAAAGTTATCATGACTATGAAACGTTTGGGTTATGACGTTGCAACAAATGATACTGGAGATGTAGAAATTACATTCTCTTTGCCTAATGGATATCAACACACAAAAGAAAAAAATTTTAAAGTTGGATACACAGCATGGGAAAGCGGAGACTTTTATGTTTCTTGGCTTGATCCACTAAAGAACGTAGACGAACTATGGGTTCCTAACCAATATACTAAATCAGTTTTTCAACCTTGGGTAGAAAAAGAGATCCAAGTGTTTCCTCATGGAGTAGATCCTGTTTGGAGTCCCAAGCAACGTGAAAGAGGCAAGAAGGTTAGATACCTACACATTGGGTACCCTGCTGTAAGAAAAAACCTTCAGTTGGCTGTAGAAGGCTTTTTAGAGGTATTTGGACCTGACAGTAAAGATGCAGAATTGATCATTAAGTGTTATGGGGAACATACCCCTCCTAACATTCCCAAAGATGATAGTATTAAAATTATTTCAGAAACAATGACAACAGACAATCTCGTAAAACTATTTCACTCTTGCGATGTTTTACTTTATCCATCTATGGGAGAGGGATTTGGAATGCTTCCTCTTCAAGCCCTTGCAACTGGAATGCCTGCAATCGTAACAGAGGGTTGGGCTGACTATCTGTGGCTTGCTCCAAAACTTGGCGTTAAAAGCCTCTACGGAGAGCATGGAGAGGGTCGCAGGCACCCAGGGGATATGTTTGTACCAGATAGAGAAGACTTTGTTAACAAGATTAAGCAATCATATGAAGAAATAGATAATTTACAATCAGAGTATCTAGAAATCTCTAAAGATATACATAAACATTATAGTTGGGATTTTGTAGTCAGTGAATTTTTCAAATCTTTTGAAAATAGATATATATAATA